CAAATATGTCTGCGTGCTTCATCAATTTACTGGCCATGTCTCGTGTCCTTTCGATACGTCGATGATTTCTACTGGCATCATTTCAGAGGGGTGTCAACCCCCATATTTGCCCCACGGGCTGTTCGGGTTCGCAACTTCGTCTCCGTTTGGTACTTCTTCTATGCTTTTAATTTCAGACCCGATTGCTTTCGCCGCAAGGACGATCGCGTACTTCTCGCCATAGATGGCGGCGCACGCCTGCATTGAAATATAAAGTGATCCGACAATTTTCGCATCGAAAGCGATGAGATCGGTACCGATAAGCTCGCAAAATTCCGCGTTAAGAGTTTCGCATTGGTCTTCCGTTACTTTTCTATGGCGTTCATAGCTCCCCGGCGCATTCATTGCCTTGCGTACAGCGGTCTCAAGTTCGTTTAACTTGCGCATTTCTGTATTCCTCTGCCTGTCTTTCGATTTCACCGATGTATTTTTCTACGCTTTGTTTTATTTCTGCTTTACTATACAGTTTATACATATTCGTGAGTGACGAATACAGTAACGCATTAGCCATTGCGTCTAATTCGACGAGATCAAGCGTGCTACCCGTGACTTTCAGATACTTACTCTTTCCACTGATGATTGCCGCCGCTATCTCGTCGTACCGTTTTTGTTGTTTCGGGTCTCGCAACAACTCGCTTAGCCGTACCCTTGCTTCTTTTTTCGTCACCATCGTCAGTACCTCACCGTCATCTCGCCTTCAGGCGTTCGGGATGCGACGGCCGTGTAGGCTGCGGCGGTCGGCGACAGTTTTTCAGCCTGAGCCGGTCCGACTGGCTTCACCCCCGCTGCTCCGTGGAGTTCGTAGAGCTTCTGCGCTGCGTCTCGCTCATTGTTCCAGATGCGCCACTTCCGCTTGTTTTCTATTCGTACGCCGTCGACGATTTCGCCGTTTTCGTAAACGCGCTTGAGAAGCTCTTTTTCAAGGGCCTCTTTCATGTCGGAGACCGCGCGGATAACCCGAAGCATTCGTGTGACTTCGGGCGACGTCAGTGTCGAGAGGTCGCGACTGATGGCTGCCATCAGGAAATTCGCGTCCTGAGCCATGACCGGACACTTCTGGAAGGCCGGGCACCAGCGACAATGCGGCCCTGGTATCGGCGGTCCCGCATACGCCATCGCGGTGCGTACGGCTTCACGATGTTCGACGACAACACGCCGCGCGTACGCAATCTGCTTGAACCCCTGATCCTCGCCAGCGGCGGTCCATGAATTGGGCTGGAAAATGACCAGCCGAAAGAATGGCATCTCCGGATGTTCGTCGAGGAACGTCGCAGCGTAAGTGAGCAACTGCTTGTTGTCCTCAACTTCAACGTCCCAACCGCCATTTTTGTAGTCAAAAACCGTTATGACGTCTTCGGCGATGTGCGCAACGTCGAGTTGCCCCCAGCACCCTTTGTCAAGAACAACGCGCTGTTCGATCTGCAACTCGCCGGCGCCAAGCGACTTGATGAACGCCATGACGCGCTCGACAACTTCGCGATCCGACATTCGATCCGACTTGACCCACGGAGCGCGCGGCATCGGCAATGTGCCGGTCTTCAGCGCGCGCTCAATGACCGCATGAACGATTGAGCCCTCTTCTGCCGCTGCGTTCGTGCGCTCAGGAAGCCCCTGAGCGAGACGAGCGGAAGGAGGGCAACAAAGCCAGCGCGCCGCGCTCGATGGCGACCATACTGCATGTGCCATGTTGCCCTCCTGCCCTTAACCGCCGAGTTGCCGCAGAATGTGGTTCAATTGCACCTCGGTTGCGCGAGGCAGAATGAACCCCAAAATTTGCTGGAGGCTCGCTTGCCCGGCTTCAGGAAAGAGCGACTGGAACCATTGAACAATGCCAGCTTCTGGCTGCCCCTTCGAAAGAGCATCCTGTATCTTACCGACTATGGCGGATACGAGGGGTGCCGTCGCGGGCTCCTGGCGGGCGACCACGGCCGCGTTTTGCTGGGGCTGCGGCTGGCCCTGAGGAAAACCCTGCTGCACCGCCGGTGCTGCTGCTGGTGCTGCCGACGCCTGAGGCTGCGGCTGGAAGCCAGTGAACCCTTGCTGGGCTTGCTGCACCTGTTGAGCCTGCTGGATCGGCTGGGCCTGAGGAATTGGTGGATCGATATCCGCTTCCTTCGCATCCCTCTTGTTCTTGAAATACGCCTTGAATTCTTCAAGGCTGTCGAATTCTACGGTTATTTTCATCCCATTTTCCTTTCTAGAAGGGGTGAATTTTTCCGGCCCGGTCATAGTAGCCTTTTACCGTGACCCGACCATTTTTTGACCGTACCAGAAAAATACGGTCAATGTCTCCTGGAATTATTGCATAGGGCCACGGCGCATTTGCATACTTCGTGGTAAGGAACCATTTTTCTCCGACCTTGAATGGTGGCCCGATAATTTTTTGGAATGGTTCTTTTGCCAAAATTTCCGACATATTGACAAATTCGCCGCCGACCGCATGGCCGTTGAGGTCTTTGCCAGCTTCCCGGATGGCAGTATTGTCGTACCCACAATGCGGACAAATTGGGTGAAGGAAAGGGGCGTATAACTCGTCACATGCGGCGCATTTTTTCACTGACGACTGGAGCATGCCGCAGTACGGACAAAGGTTGCCGTGCAGAAATTGATCGAACCGGTCGCCGCAACCCCGGCAACGGGTCGCGGTCTTGTGAACCGTGCCGCACTTTGGGCACGTGCGCCCGAGCTTCCAGCTTTCCCATTGCCAGCCGCAATCCTCGCAGATCAACAATGATCCCGGTGCGGCGACGATGGCGTCCAAACTGCCATGTCGATGAACGTTTCCGCCGAAATCCAGTACCGCGCAATTCTCCGCGACAGGCGTAACACGGGCGCCACGTCCGAGAGCTTGGGCGAAGAACACGGGGGATTTGGTGGCACGGCAGAAAACGAGCATGTCGATGTCTGGCACATTAAAGCCAGTGTCAAACATGGCGACAGAAATAAGCGCCGGATATTCGCCTCTCCGGAAAGCTTCAACTGCCACATCGCGCCGGCCTTTTTTCAAATTCGAGTGGACCGCGACCGCCCGCACGCCTTTCTGGTTCAATTCGCGCTCAAGCGTTTCAGCATGCGCAATGTTGCAGGCAAAAACGAGCAGTCGGTTCCGGTGCATCCTTTCCATTGTCCGCCGTACCGCAAAGGCGTGCAAGGGCGCCAACTGGATGGCGCGCGGCGCCAATTGATCCATGTCGAAGTCACCTGCGACGGTCTTGACGCCATCCGTATTGATCGTTGCGACGTCTTCAGCCACGGCGGGAACAAGCGGTTTGACCCAGCCGTCTTTCAGCGCGTCAAGGAAAGTATACTTGAAAATGATCGGCCCAAACGTCTTTTCGAGCGAGCCTGTTCCATCAGCACGAAATGGCGTCCCGGTGAGCCCGCGCACTTTTGCGTTCGGCACCGCGTCGAATACGCGACGATAAGACGACGTTTTGTTGATGGGCGTCCGATGCACTTCGTCGACATAGATGTGCGTCACATCCTGGAAATACTTCATCCGGCGGACAAGCGTTTGTACCGTGCCAATCGTCACGCGCGCAAACACGTTCTTGCCGATTGACGCGCTGCAAATGCCCGGTCGCAAACCAACCTCGCGGCAAGCTTCGGCATTTTGCGCTACAAGCTCTTTTGTGTGGGCGATAATTAACGTGCGACCGGTCTCATTCATGGCTGCGAGACCGCCGAGAATGAGCGACTTGCCGCCGGCAACCGTCACTTCCGCAACGGCAAATCGCTCTTCACATGCCAGCATGTTCCGGATGCATGCTTCTTGGTGCGGGCGTAGTTGGATCATCGGTTCCTGTCCCAAACCATGACAACTCCTGATAGGATAAGAACCCATATCACCACGCCAATCACATCCGGAATGTCGGCTCTGGTCATCTCGTCACCATTTTAACGATCTTTTTTACGTAGTTATCAGCGTGGCATTGCTTCGGGGCGCACCAGCACCGAAGCGCTACGTTCTGACCGGCCCGCACCATTTGGGCGATCTTTTCAAGCTCATGGCTTATAGGGCCGTCATTTTCTCGATCTTCTTTTATAAGCCTGTTATGTTTTCGGATGCATCCGAGCCGGTCGCCGTCGCGCCCCATGATGAACGGGTTGCCAAGAATGGGGTTCGACCGATCGACGTCAATGACGACTTCATCAGGCCGTGGTTGCGTTCCGGAGTCCCTTTTTGAGACGGTGCGAATTGTCCCAAGCATTTCAGTCTCCAAAATCGGTATGCTTTCCTTCAAGAATGGCACCCGCTTCGGGCGCCCCAAGAACCCCACATGGCAACGTTCCGCGTCCCGAACATGACTGGCATCTCAACGTATGGGGCGCCAATCACGTGTTTCAGATGATTACGCAAGACTTCATTTTCGTACGAAATCTGCGCAATACACCGCTCTAACTGGTACCGGCGGTCATTCACCGAACGTTCGTGACCTATCATTTTGCAACTCCTTTATTCTGGCTTCTAGCCGTTCGTTCATTTCCATGACAACCATAAGCTCTTCAACCAGAGCTTTGCACATTTTGTACAGCATCTGCTCGCGCGTGTCATTGCAGACGCTAAGCTCTGCAAAGACAGATCGTAGTTCTTCTAGCATCTCACAATTCCCTGTAATTCACTGCCAAAAATTGGGCGAGTTGTTCTACTGTTACGATCGGGTCTGTCGTGCGAGGCGCCCCAAAGCCGTATTCCAGCATGCATCGGCGGCCATCTGGCAATTCAAGCTCGCCTTCGACTGACTTGCCTTCGTCAACCAGCGCTACGACCCGTTTCACGACCCATTTCTTGCCTTCCAAGATCGACACTTTCAGCCGCAAATGCGTATCGCAGAACCAAGCGTATCGCTCAAGCGTCAGTTCCCATGGGTAGCCCATTTATTTCTCCCATGGCCATGTTTTTGGAGCTGCAAACGGAATAGGCGGGTTGTTAAACACTGACTTCACTCCCCACTCGGGACCAAGCAACCATGTGGTATCCTTGTTCCACTTACAAATACCTCTGTAAGTCAGGATGTCAAGGCATTTCTTGGGGTCGTCAAATACGTCGAGAACAATGAGCAAGTCATCAGTGTCCATGTAGTATTCGGCGTTGTCCGGAGCCCCGCGCCCGCCTGTCCTATCAGTAATGACCGCTTCGGTAACTTTTCTTGGGCCGACCGCCCTGATAGTGTCCTTCATGCCTTCAACACGCGACTTTCTTATCCCCGGAGCCGCATAGAGCCCGCGGTCGCGTAAGACCGCACTATCAGTTTCAATCAGCCGTCTGAGACACGTCTTGACCGTGTTTTCGTTCAGCGCGGTACGCTTGGCGATATCCCGAGGCGTCAATTCATGTCCCGCCGCCGTTAACGCATGCAAGACGGCAGCTTGGCTGCGGGTTCTGGCGACCTTGCCCGGTCCTGTGCCTTCATCCCCTTCCAGTTCTTTTCCAACTCCGTCAATTTCAATCGTCACCGGTCTCCAGACCGGCGATGGCTTTTCTCGCATGATGTCCATAACAACCTCTGGTAGGTCTCTTGGGTTCGTGGTGAGCTTTCCAACGCCGGCAGCTCGGTCGGCTTTCATGACCCAGCCCCCGTCAAATGCGCCTATCAGGCCGAATGAGCCGCTATAGGCTTCAATCTCGTCTTCCACCTTTCCCTTCTTGGTGTGGTGAACGCAGAAAATGCAAATTTTGTGTTTTGCGGCGAAACTTTGCAGCGGCGCAATGACGCGGTAATCAGCCGCATACATATTTTCGCCGTGCCCTGTCGCATTGCCTAGACGAATACGCTGGATTGTGTCGATCGTTACGACCTTAATCTCAGGGTTCGCGCGTAGCCGTTCCTCTATCAGAGCCAAGATGCCGCCCTTACCGGCCGGGTCAAGCAACGGCACCTCGTCGTCACTGTAGTAAAACTCCACCTTGTTTTTTGCATGCCGCAATCTCGCAAAATATCCGAGTTGATCCAAGCGGTGCCGTATTCGGTTTTTGTTGTCTTCCAACATGAAACACAAAACGTCGCATGGATGGCATTTATTACCCATAAAATAGCCGCCGCTGGCAATCGCTGTTGCAAGATCAAGGGTTGTGAAGCCCTTACCGATTTTTGGCGGCCCTGCAAAGACCACGGCGCCGGTTGTCGTTAGCAAATTGTCAACCCGTGGCAAGACCGGCGGTATGTCTTCCTTTTCGAGATCAAGGGCATTCTGCGGCGGCTTGAACCCAACCGGCGCATGCTCCTTCCTTGCCGCTTCCATGGCGATTGCGGCCGATACCGTATTTTCCAGGACCTTAAATTCACTCTCGGTCACAACTTCAGGAGGAACGTACGATTTTATCCGTTCCCATAGACTATATTCTTTTGAGTGGCTGGAAAAATCCCGGTATTGCGCCGCTACGCCAGCAAATTTCCGGTGTTGTCTCAATTCTTGCAGCGCATGATTGGTTGGAAGCATTTCCAAGCGGTCAAATGCCGCTTGCGCCGACCGCAAAGCATGTGGTGATCGGCCTAAATCTGCCACCCTTGCCAGCAATTCATCGCCATTCAGTACGCCAACCCGGACCAAAGGCGCGATTTGCAAAAAAGCATCCCTGAAATAATCCCCAGCACCGTCAGGAGGAACCCTTGAAAATATCTCGTCGCATCGTTTTTCGCCCCAGTCTTGGAGATGTTCCCGCTCAGTGTCCGTCAGGTTATCAAACTCGCTTTCCTGACCATCCGTGCGCGCGCGTAGCGGTTCGCCTATCAAGGGCACCGCCGCCACCCGGGCCGTCCCAATTGACAGTCCAATACGGCGCCCTTGGTACGGATCGGTACAGCCTGACATGACAGGATCGGCGGTAAAAAATGGCGCCACGGCCGTATATATCGATGCATCAAGATGCGGCGCCGTTGTTTTTATCAGCGCCCTTGCCTCTGGTGCGGTCAATGCCCGATCGACAAATATGGCAAGGTGCACCTTCCACCCATTGACCAGTGGATGACCGCTCGATGCTGATAGTTGCACTACGCAATCGACATCCTTGGCCCATGCCGGCAGACACTTCCGGATTGCTTCCTCAGTGGGTAATCCAGGTTGCGGTATGTCGCAGTCGAGAAGTAAAATTGTCGAGGCCACGTCATCAATGGTCGCATGCGGCCCTTGGGATAGTCGCCGATGCGCCGCTAGCGGATCAAGCCGCGCGCGTAGCGAACCCCGTATCAGACAGTGTTTGGGGCTGCGGGCTAAGGCCGTAAAGACTTCATGCAAATGATTTATGTCGCGAATTTCCAGCGTCACAAATCTGCACATGTACGGCATGCCTGAGTTGGCAGGAGGCATGAACGGGACCCAAAATTTTGTAAGAACCTTGTCATCGGCGCTTTCGCAGACAGTGATCAAATTTTGGGTTCCGTAGGCCATGACTAGCGCTCCAGTCTCGCGACTTCGTAGCAGTACGTCCCGGTCAGAACGCCGCAGAAGAGCGCCACGAGACCGCACGCTACGGTGTAGATCGACCCATTTGGGTCGCAGGCATTGGCCATGACGACAAATGCCTGACAACCGGTGAATGCATAAGCTGTTATCATTGCGACCCACTTCATTTTACTTCCCTCCACTTACCGTTTTCTCGCTTCATAATTGTTGGCCATGGCACCTGTTTTGTCATTAGCCATGCTTTTTTCTGCTTGGCGCCCTTGAGCGTCCAATGGCTACTAAAATGTAGCCATCGGTCCACATCATAAATCATTATCCAGTATCGTTTGAGACTGGTCATTCGCCGCACCATTTGTTTTTAAGGGTGATTTTTATGACCGCGAGAAAGCCGCTCTTGTTGATCGACACGTTGTCTGGCGGGTTGTCGACGTCAAGCAAGGCCCTTTGGCCGTGGTTCAGGATGTTCGGAAGAAGGTCACTATTCAGGTAGGAGTTGCCATGACCGGTGCATTCGACGACATGGCGCCGGCCAAATTTCGGCACCTTCACGTACCGTTCGGCGAAAATTTTCGCTTTGAATTCAACGACTATCATGATTTTTGAGCCCTTTGCGTTCGCGCATACAGGTTAGCCTATCAGAGTGTTTCCTGAGCTATGCTAAATATGCATACCAGCCATGTCTATAAGCTGGCACAAGCGGCTAAATTTTTTGTCAATGTCGCTGGTCGTTTTTGCCGCATGGCTAGAAAATCTCCACAATGAGTTGAGTACTTCTTTTATTCCGTATTTATCTAGTATAATTTTTGCATAGCATTTTGATTTATTATCTGGCAGATTATAGTCATCGTATCTAGTGGCAACATGCCACGACAATTTTTCTTCAATAATTCCGCCTTCTACTTCTGCAATAGAAAGCACCATTTTTGGCAAAGTATACAGCGTGATATACATTGCCAGCTCGTGATCACATGGCATTATCGGAAACATGATTTTATCCTCCTGCTCAGGGATTATTCCCTACATATAACCACGGTCAATGACCGTGGTTATAAATCGAGAATACTACCAGATTAGCTTTGTTCTCACAAAGCCGTTTAGCCGTATCCTAGGCATTTTGGCCAAGATATAGAGATGGCAAATCTTTATCACTTGCCATTCACCTTCACCGACTTCCGGCGTTGATATTGCATCGAGCGCCTCCTTCTCAGTCCTGAATACGATCGGGAAAAAATCCATTCGCAATTCACGTTCCTCGTCAATCATGGCTTTACCTCCACTCTGCGAGTGTCATGCTCACGGATAAAACAATAGCAATATTGTTTTATCCACGGCAGAACATGACCGACAAAACTGCCCGTCATGCCGTGGTCGCGGCAAAACATTTGCAGTACCTCGGCTGCGCTTGCGGCGCCGACGTACATTGCCGATCGGTCATTGTACTCGACGACCCATCTCGCCTTGCGCCGCGGCGTAGCGCCGTAGAATTTCATCATGACGATATTCATGGCTGCGTCTCCACCTTATGACCGTCCTCTTCCTCAAACCAAATCCAGTAATCCTCGCAATCTGCGGGTAGCGCGTGCCCGATGTAGGTCTTACCTGGCCAATCAAATTTTTTTAGGAAAACCTTCAGCGCGTATTGCACGTCAGTGACATTGACTGTCACTGATATCCCGTCCGAGTGAGCTTTTAACCGTGCAGGCTTGCACGTCGTTGGCGGTAAATACCGCACCATTATTGCACGCGACATGGTTTGTCTCCGTTTGGTTGACCCACCAATGGGGCCGGATATACCAGCCCCATGAATTGATCAAACAACAGAGGCCAATAACCTGCCCTTGCCGCCGATGAATTCGTACGCGCTGATATTGCCGTGGTCGCTGATAACCGCGACAAAACCGCTGAAGCCGTCAGGCACCTTACCTAAATCATCGACTTTAAGGTCGCAATCTTCCAGAAAACTATCGATATCAAACCAATAGCCTTTCATTGATGTGCATTCCGGCGTCCCAAAATAAACCCATTGGTGGCCGGTCATTTTACGCGCGTACGAAGTAAGCGCGTCTTCAATTTGACAAATGGCGTCGTTGATTATTTGCCACTTGTCAACGTCCGTATCAGGAAGCTCAAGCGCTTCCCTAATTTCACTCGCGTATTTTAGCGCACGCTTGGTGCCGCACAATTCTCCTTCGTATGCATAGCTACTGGCGTCATCTTCCGCGTTACAAAAACCGCGGTCCCATATTTCTCCGTAGATGATTTGATTAGTCATGATTTGTCTCCGTTGCCGGGTTTTCGAGCCATTATTGACCCACATATGGGGCCGGATATACCGGCCCCATAAATTGATCAATCATGCTGGAATGAGGACGGGCACCCGGTCATTGACGAGCGGCATCAGCAGCCCAACGGCTTTGCCCTTTAGGGCATCCCCACTGCCAAAATTGGCAGCGATATCCCGCTGCGACTGCTCACTATCGCCACCACGAACTGACCGATCATGGTCGACATAGCGCGTAACAGCCTGGAGCGCCGACCACACTGTGCCGGCAGCCGCACCCTCATGCACGCTAGTCCGATATGCACCGGCAAGCGCCTCGTAACGACCGCGCGTGCGAGTGGACAAATCCTCACTTTTTGTCTCGCGAGGAATGTCAAGAATGTCGAGGAAAAAGTCTCGAATTTCGCGTTTGTCCATTTTCTGGACGGCCATGGCGTCGCCGAGGCGTTTGTACGCCTCGACCGACTGCGCAAGTTGGGCTAATTCACGCGCCACTTGGCGTGCGTCAAACTTTGCTCGATGGGTTGTTTTTATCTGCGCACGCTTATCGGCATGCGCCAAATTGAGTGTATTTTGGCAGACAACGCGCGTGCATGTCATTTGATTAATTGTGGATTTTGTCGCGTCAAACGACGTGCTCATCAATACCCGAGCAGAATGTGCCTCACCGGCAATTTCCAAGCCGCCGTTAAATTTTGCAGTCGCCCAAATTTTTTCGCCCGCGCCCAAAGCGCCGGCAACATCGAGCGAAAACCGGCTATCGACAAGTACGTAGTCGTGGAACCATGATATCACTTCGCTTGGTTGCACGACTTGATACCCGTCCGACACGTAGCCGAGCGGATGGCCGGTATCACTACGGACAATAAAACATTGACCGTCCACCCGCCTGAAGCGGGTAGACGGATCGAGATGGTCAAAACGCGGCCCTTCCAAAGCCGCTATCGCAGGCACCGGGATTGCTTCCCAGTCGAGACCGGCACTGGTTATCCACTGATCGAGATCGGCACCAGCGGGCATCTCTGTGCCTATGCGGTGCCACACATCCTCCCTCGATCCCAAAAAAGCGATGCTGTTGATATTGGCGGTCATTGTGGTATCTCCGTAGTTGGGTTTGGTTGTGGGTTTGGTTGATTTACGCAACAAAAAACCTCCCTCGGTGCGAAACCGAGGGAGGTGTGTGTGTGTTCACTGATTGTAGAGCCCATAGTGGGCCCCGACGCAATTTGCGGCCGTAATGGCCGCACGCTCATGAAGCCCACGCCAGTAGTCGGCCTGCTCGGCCGCTTCGAGCTGGCTGTGCAGCCACTTATTAATGTGGCTGCGAACTAACTCATCGTTGTCTGGGTTTTTGTTACCTATAAGAAGCACCTGAAGTACGAGACGGTCACGGTATTGGGACACAGTGTCCCAAAAATACTCTATCGCCTGGCGCCGCCGGCGCCTCCTGCGAGCCGGTTCGCGGATAGGACGATTGGGCTGACCGTCCGAACTGGCGTGCCAGTGTTCACTGCCCGGCAGCGGCCTGACCGGCGTCCCGTAAGACGCCGTGGTCATATTCATTATTTTTTCGTGGCGCTCAAGGAGGTCGACGGCACGGTCATAGACCGTGACCGTGTCGCGAGCCGTCAGTCCAAAACGCCGGCAAACTGCCCGCGTTAGATCGGCTAAGAACTTTTCATTTAGCTGCCATACTTCACAATTGTGGAATTCTTTTAGGTCCCGCACAACTCGGGCAGTCTGAGCGACTGCCCGAGTGAGCGCCTGGCGGCGCTCGGCGAAAAACTCTTTATTCAATTCCCTGACTTTCCTCATTTTAACTACTCCCTAATTAGATACCGTCCCTATTGACGGCGCATGCATTTAATAGCTGCATTAATTAGTGCGGTCAACTCAACAAGCTCAAATTTTTTATCTTCAGTAAAATCAATGGGTTAGCTAGGCAGCTCAAATGGCAAAAATGTTGATGACCGCGCGCTGATTCGTTAAAAATAGCCAAGTAAAATCAGTCACTTAGACGAGCCGTACACAAGTGATTTGACTGCTAAAACTCAGTACTCTTTAGCAATCTCAAGCGCTTAGGTCATGCCCGCATTAGATACCGCTGCAAATCGACAAGTTGTTGAGCAATTTCAGATACTTAGCCAGTTTGCATGCACAGACTGCATGGCTGGTATGTGGTTTTAGCATGGAAACTTCAAAGACCGCTGCAAGATCAAGGGGTTAGTCGAGTTTTAATGGCAGGCGTGCAAAATTGAGTATGCGGCTGTTTACCGCCGTACGTAAAGAGCATGTGTACGGGTGGTATGAGAGTGTAGTTTTTATTTACCGATATCGATTGCCCCAAATTATAGTAAATCGTCTATGAAAACAGAATCCGAAATTCTTCAATGATATCAATAAACGTACACGGTTTGTTCACGGCGTTTTGAATAGGGTGTTGAAATTTTTGAAACTTTAATCTGATTACCTCCACAAACTATCGGTTATAATTCGCTATAATTACGACTGTCAGTTTCGTGGAGGTATCTGATTTTGCCTACCTTATGATACCAATTTAATTAAGTCACTGCTAGAGAGGGACTTATTGAATTATGAATGAAAAGTTGTTTGTTTCTATCATAACGGAAGGACAAAAATAGAACATCTGGCTAACCTATTGATTCCTCGTCAACCGAAAGTTGCTGAAAAAACGAAGTTTTTCAAATATCGATTCGACCAAAACCGACTTAGAGCGGTCTTTGGCCTGTTTTTATCAATACCTCCGCTAATCTGAGGCAATTCTCCTCAAACCCGACTCTAATAATCGGTGCATTTTGAGCTTTGGCACGCTTCTGAGTAGCTGATGAAATTGCACCGGCGCAAGCCGATTAGCTGCCCAAAGTAATTTTAGTAGCGTGCGGTCGTTAAAAATTGTGCCAATAATTCCCTCGGCGCGGCCAATTTTCATTCGCGCTTTAATCCGCTCAATCGGATTATTGGACGCTCTAAGCGTGCACTCTGCAGTCTCATATGAAATGCAGGAGGCCATTACGACGTCGCACAGGTGCTCAATCGCCTTAGCTTCTTCGTAGTGGAGCGCGGTCAATCGAGGCGCCCTGACCGGCTGCAAAGTCGAGGTGCCCGATTTAATCTCCGGTCCGATAATCTCCACCTCGCGCGTACTATTTATTGCGGCATATAATTCCTGATTATTGGAATATAATTTTAATTCATTGCTAAAACTATATGGTACTAGATTATTCATGGCGTGGGCTCCTATATCATCGTACCTTTTTCTACACCAGGGTACGGTGGGGTTGGCGGGAGGGGGGGGGGGGCGGTCGCCGGGGCAAACTGAACCTCTCCCAAACCCCAATTTTTAGACCCCTGAATTTTAGTAGGGTACCAGGGTAGTCACCCCAATTTTTAGACCCCTGAATTTTAGTAGGGTACCAGAGTAGTCACCCCAATTTTTAGACCCCTGAATTTTAGTAGGGTACCAGGGTATTCTCGACATAGCCAGCAGGGATATGGTATTCGACACCGCTCCCAGGAGGCCACCTCATGACTCCATTCTACATAATCGACAGCGACGGCAAGATTTGCCCCGTCGCCACCTGCTTCGATAAAGACGGCAATGAGACGCTCGACGAATCCAAGATAGAAACAGCGGTCTATTGCAATCCGAACCGGGGTATGCATCCTTGGGTTGCAGTCAGAAATCCCAGAAATTTACACAGGAGACACTGAAATGCGAATGAAACTACAGGCTCAGTATGCCGAAGAACTTGATCTCCTAGGCGCGGCCGCCCTGGCCTTGCGGTCAGAAATGGACGACTTTCTGGCTGCTCAGATGGTCCGGCGGCAGGACATTGTTTCCCGATCGCGCGCGGTCTGGGACGTGATTAAGAAGGAGTACGGACTGGAGGGAAATTTTCAGTACATTCCCGGCGGTTTTATTGAATCGGTTGAAGAGCCGAAGGCCTCGGCTCCTTCCCGCCAGCCTCGCGACCCGACTGACCAGATGATTAATTCCGAGTTGGCAAGGCGGGGGCAATCCGGACAGCCCGGACAATCCGGACAACCCGGGCAGCCCCAGCAGCCACAGCAATTCGACATGGCTGGAACAATAGGTCTTCAAGAAGGACCAGTCAGACCAGTTTCCCCGCAACCTCAAATCCCTCAACTTCTACCCGGTTCGACTGCAACCCAGTAGTTGTGATAGCCTTCCCCGCGGTCGTGACTATTCAGACCGCGGCGGGAGGTATTATTATGGCCAGTGGCGATCTTTTTGACGGCGAAGACCAGTTTGAAGGCGGTCTTTACACGCCGGAAAAATTTGAGTGGAAGCCATACGGCAGTTCTACCTCTTCTACCCCTGAGCCCACTCCTTCTCCTACTCCGGCTGCGGCTCCCGATGCTCCCCTGCCAAGGGCAAGACCCGCCATTCCCGCGGAGGATTCTCCCAGGACTACCCAGTCTTCCCAGACGAGTGAGCCTGGACAATCTGGCCAGCCAATTTCTTTGGCGCCTTCCAATCCAATCCAGTTGACTCCGACTCCCTCTACTCCCCAGACCCAAGCTGCTCAGGCTCAACCTGTTCAAACCCCGACTCCTCAAACTCAGGCCGAGCTGGCAAAGAATTCTGCGGCTGCGAAGAACCTGAATGAGGAGAGGGAAGCGTATGTGAAAGCTTTGGCTTCGGTAGACAGGCAACTTGCTACGGCGCAAAACAAGCCCCTTATTTTTCTGAAAAATTTAGGTGGCATAAATACCTCGTACTCAGACGAAGACATAGCAAAACTGGATGCACGCCGCGGGGAACTGTTCGGAAAGTTGCAAGAAATTGATAAGCAGATAGAAGCGCTTAAAACAGCCAATACGCATGCTTCACAGATGGGCGTGTTGCCAAGGACCGCCGGTCAGAACCTGGAAAGTGTCTACTATGATGCCGGGCCAAAGATGGCTGAGGGAAACGTCAGTACGGCGCTGAATCTGGCCAGGGCAAAAGATGACGACACTCTCGGGAATGAGGTGAAAGCGGCTGCGAGAAATTCGTACAATAACAACCTGTATAAATTCTTGCCGGCTCTCAACCGTACGTTGAACAGTGCCGACGCCGCGGTCGGGGAGCTTGATAAGGTAGCGGCCGCCGGTCAGGGCAGGTACGACGAAGCGCGACCGGCCTTGCAGGCTGAATTTGATAGGTTGACAGCAAGCGCGGGGGTGGCGGAGGTTAAATTGCCGACCGGTCCCGGCAGCGCTTTGAAAGCGGCCGGAGCAGTCGAAACTTTGAGGTACCAACTTTCTGCCGCGAGGCAGTTATGGGGGAGCCAACTCCAGCAATTCAGTTTGCAGACGAGTTTTACCGCACCGCCGGCTAAAGACATGAAAGACGTGGATGCGCAATGGCGTCCTGCTTTCAACGTGGGCAATATCGTCCCGGGCACGGGAACGATCGTCATTCCGGAAGACTCCCAGAAAAACCCGTACGTAGGGCTGAATCTTGGAACCGGAACGGGCGCGTGGGTCAAGACCAATAACTTTGACGAAAGCCCATTCGGACGGGACGGTCAGAGGTCATTGGCGTCAATTGACGACGAGAAAAGGATACGTGGAAACATAAACAGCCAGGCAAATGCCCAGATGCTCAGGGAGGGCGTGGCGTTCTCGGTCTTGCATAGTTTGACCAAGGCGGCGGATAAAGAAGGATGGGATAATGCCAGTACGGTTCAGCACGTAAAGAGCCAACTGGACTCATTGAGCCGAGGCGGCAGCCGAGGTGCGGCCTCAACGCCAGGGGTGGCTAAATTCATGGAACGGCTGAATGGCCTTCCGCAAGACATGATTGATAAGATAGATACGCAACTCGCTTCATTCAACTCAGTATTGGCAGGGACGCCAACTGGCCAGCGCATTTCTAATGCGACCATAGGGCAGTTGAAAAACGCGATTAACAACATCTACGCAGCGCGTATGGACGCGATAGGGAGCACGCTCGGGGGAGACGCGAGAGAAGCGGGCAGCCTCGGGTTGCCTATTAGTCGGCTTGGCGTGTCGAGGGACATACAGGATGTCGTCCGACCCCATTGGGAAGCAGGACGGCGTGAAACATTAGAGAACCTTTTTAATGCGGACTACGTTGTCGATAGTGGCGGTCGATTGGTATTGCGGCAGCCTATGGTCACAGGCGTGGGGGAGAAACCGGCTGAAAGGGCATGGGTTAAAGGATACTCGCCAACATGGCCCGATCCTTTTGCCGAACCCGCTCAGACCGCAACCCAAACTCCCCAGGCTGCAACTCAAACTCCACCCGCAACTCGAACTCCCCAAACTCCTCAGACCGCGGAGCCCACTGAAGAGCCGGAACCCAGAATCCTCTACCAAGAACAGCAACAGCCCTCCCCAGCTTCTTCAACCTCTCCGGAAGGCGGGGGTGCGTTGGCAATGTCTCCAGGGCTTGCCGCCGCGAGGGCAGTTACTGCCCCGACGACTCCAACAACTCCCCAGCCCGAAACCCCTGCTACTCCGGCGACCCCGACAACTCCAACGACCCCTGCCACCCAGCCAGAAGCCAGCAACCAATGGCAGCGAGGGATGAACCCGACGGCTTGGTATGAGGGCGACAAGGACAGGCCTATCGCCTACATCGCGGCGGGGAAGAAGGACGCTTACATTCATCGTTTTGGCAGGGAAGAAGGCGAAAAACGCTACCAGGAAGATGTTCGGCATCTTTCGGAAACGGCGCGCGCCCGCGGAGCCGTCCCGGTCGTGCTGGCGCCAACATCGGACCAGGCGTCGCAACAGAGGGAGTTGGAAAAAGAGCTTCAGCAGGCGCGAAAGGATCACCGGAAAGCTTTCGTCGTTTCGCATAGCTTGGGAAGCTACTCCGCGCGACGCTTGATAAGGGACATGCATTATTCTGACGTCGTTCCGGAAGGAAACTGGATCGGTACCGGCATTACGGATAGAAACGAAGACGTCAACAATGAGTTGCGGTCCCATGGGGCGAGGGATCATTTTGACCTGCCGCGCGCTATGGCCGAGAAGGCGTGGCGAGAAAGGCAAAGCAGGGCTCCCGAAGCGGCTCCGGGAACTCCAGGAGCCTCAGAAGCTCCGAACGAACAACCCCAACAGATTGCTTTTCGGAGCGAAGAAGCCGGCCAGCCAGCTAAGCCGATGACCCCAGAAGCGTTGCTGCGGTCGCGGCTGGCTCCGTTGCCGCCCAGAACTCCCGCCCCGGCCCCCGAGACCCCGGAGTCTCCCCAGGAAGCTCAGGCCGGTCCGAAACTGGAATATGTGTCGAACATTCGCGTCAAAGACCGGCCTTATGTCGTGCATGAAACGCTGGCCGGGCAGATCAGGGAAGCCGCCAGACATGCGGGCATCGTGCGGGTCGTCGTCACGTCCGCCGGTCAGGACAGTGAAAAAACTCCTGGCGCGCGGCGTACGAGTGCCCATTCAGTCAACCATGATCTTGTCGCAAAGGATGGAAAAATTGGCGGCGGTGCGGCTGACGTGGAGCTTTACGCCCCCGACGGTCACAAGTTGCGCGTAGGCGAGCCTCGCGACGAAGATATGTTGAAAAAATTTGTCACGAAGGCGGCAGAATTAGGCGTATCGGGATTTGGCGGCAGCGCAAATTACCAGGATGGAAATTTACACGTAGGAGGCGGTGCGCGGCCTGAAACGCATTATTGGGGCGGTCCGAAAGATGACGGCGTCCCGGCAAAATGGCTGCCGGGCGCGGCAAAAGAAGGCTGGGAACGAAGGGGCTGGACGGTTAAAGGGCCTGCCGATCATGGTTTCACCTCGGTCAACCCGCGTGTAGCGCTCCAGCACCGCGAGAGTTTGAGAGCGCAGAGTGGCGAGGTTGAAGCATCGCCGCCCCGGCAGTACACCCCTGAGGAAAAAATACAGAGGTCGCGTGCTGCCGATGCCCATATCGAGAGTTATGGCGACCCTAATAAAGTACGGTTGTACAGAAACAGGGAAGGGAAGTTAGTAGAGAGCCAGTACAAAGGCTTGTACCAACTCTCCAGCAAGCAATTCGACGAGTACAATAATGATGTCCGTACGGGAGCGTGGAAAGGCGAGCCGGTCGTTTTCGGCGGACCAAAAGGCGAAGAGGGCTGGCGCAATCCGGCGTACCAGGAGCGCGTCAAGGAGTGGCGCGAGGCAAAGGACGGAAAAATACTGGAAGCCGCGGGGTTCGAAAATAATGGTCCGAACCGGTACATTTTACATAACCAGGGAGCTGCCGGCGGTCCTGCGCTGTTGAGAGCGGCTAAAGAAAACCCGAATGCACCGGCGTGGCGGGTTGTCAAAGAAGCAGCGCCGAAGGAGCCTGATCCTCTGACGAACATCTCCGGCAACGTTCTGGCGAGCGACTTTAAGCGCTTCACGGGGCAGGAATGGCCCGGCAGCGCCAGCAAGGTGACCGCCAGTCAACTCGTCAAATATTGGACGAACAAGCACGAGTACCATCAAGAATTGGCGGCCAACCCAGGGGCTGCCGTGCGGTCGATGCGGGCACGGCAAGCAGAAGGTGAGGGCGAGGCCGCGGCTGGCGGGATGCTTCGCCGAGGCATTCGCGCGGTGGGGAGAGCATTGAGCGCGACGAGTTCGGCGCCGGCACGATATGGGGAACCCGGATCGGCGCAACGGCAGGCGGCCGATACGGCGGCAATGCGGTGGAGAGACGAGCACCCAATCTTGGCTGCGATGACGGAACCGACTGACTACGGGACGCGGCCGCCATCAGAAGTCGAGAGCTACAACCAAGGCATGCAGCAAGCGGCGAAAATGGTTATCCCGGCAGCCGCGGGCATGGCCGTGGCGCCAATGGGCGCTGCCCTTGTGGGCGGTACCGGCTGGGGCGCGACGGGCGCTGGCATGGCCGCCGGCGGTTTGGCGGCTGGGGGAACCCAGGCGGGCATGAACGTGCTGTCCGGGCGGCCAGTTGGCGAGAACGTAGTTTCGCAGGCAATTTTTGGCGGCATACCGGCCGTGCAAGGGACCAAGATTTCTAGCGCCCTTGGTCGGGCGCTTCTCAGTGGGGTCGGCGGGGCTGCCGAACCTGCCATCGAGGGCCGGGGACCGTACGATATCGGCCTCGCTGGAGTGGTCGGGGCCGGGCTTGGGATCGCTGGTGAGACGGTTGCGCGTGCTGCCCGGGCGCTCCCGAGGTCGGCGGCCTTGTCCATCGATGCGCTGGGCGAGCGCATGCAACAGGCGTTTGCGGAAATGCCCGAAGAGGCGCAGACGACCGTAAAGAGGCTCCTCGATACGGCGACGGATGGGCGAACGCGAGCAGCGCGCGAAAGGGCGCATGCCGAATTGGCGCGAAGGTTCAACATGTCGCCGGAAGAAGTCAGTAATTTCAGGGCGCTTGCCGATACGCAAACAACACTTGCCGGAAAGCGGCTGATTGAGAAGATTACTGGTGAGCCGGCGCGTCCGCAGACGCCCGAGGAAGCGTCATTTAACTTGCGGGAAACTGCCAGAGGTGCGTTGAGCGACGCGAGAGCAGACTATCGTTTTGTAGAAAACAGCATCAATAATCGTACCGCGGCGTCGATACGTTCAAACCATGCAGGACAGATTGAGCCAACGAATGCGGCACATTCTAGCTACGTGAGGCTTGACGAGATAAATGCAAATACGGCACGACCGCCTGCGACCGGTACGGGGGCTCCGAGGCAACTCAACAACCGGGAAAAATTTATTCAGTTACGCGAGCTTCGCAGTGATATTACGGCCAGCGCCGCAGTAGAAGACGGGGTGAGAAAATCAGAGCTACTGAGAGCCAGAAACGAGGTAGACCGGGCAATCAGGGATCATCTTGGGAGGACAGTTCCATCTCATAGCGCCAGAGATTTGGAAATTATGCTTCGCAATGCCGACAGAAAATACGCAGAAGCAGCCGCAATGGCTGGCGAGCATTTCAATAACTTGAAGGCGGGCAGTCTTAATATGTACGACTTCGGCGAGGCGATCGTTCGCATGGTTGACAGTAAGTCTGTAAAAAATCCGCTATTGCATGGTTCGGATGCGGGGGAGGCACTCGTCAGAACGTTCTACGCTAATGCCAACAGGTACCAAATACCAGCGGCGAGAGAGGCCATAAAAATAGGTCTGATTGACGCGGTATTCAGCAGTGCTCTGAAGAAGAAGGAAGAAATAACGAAGGCTGCAAACAGGTTTATAAATGGCGACCTTATGGGGGTTGCCGAAATAGTGTTCTCGCCGGCCGAGAGGAGACGCTTGCAGCACATTGCGGATAACCCCGAACCGTACTACACGGCAAGACGCGATACAGGGTACGGTGGTCGTGGCGCCGTTGTAGGTGCTTACGCGACCGCGCACATGGTTCATGGGATTATTCCGGGTGCTGAAGTGGTTCCAGGGGCGCTAACTGGGGCGGAACGAATCAGGGCCATGGTTCTAAGTCGCCGAGCGAGTGACGTGCGAAAATACAGCGAATTAGCTTCTCGCCCGATGAGGCATTTTTTGAGCGAGACCGGTTCGATGATCGGTGCTGAAACCGGCAGAGACGTAAATGAGAGGACTCGCAGCCATGCTGTTCGGTAAGCCAACTCAATCGGTACGCGACAAGATCATCTCGGAATTCCGTGCTGGGTATCCTGCCGACCAAGTTGCCGCAACGGTCGATATGCTTGAAAAAGAGCTTTACGACATGCGGAAGGAAGACCCCGTGTTCGATCGGCTTTGCAAGATTGCCGAAGCCTACGGGGCCAAGCAGAGATGGGATATCGTAAACAGTACTGCTGCCGGATGCGTGAGAGCATTCCAGCGGCAGGAGTTGAAGACTTGGGCAAGCGGTGCTGACCGCATTCCGGAGAAGTCGATTGAGGACTACATCAACGACTGAATTTTTTGCATGATGAAAACGGTACGGTTTTTGTTACGGGCTCGCCGCGGTGGGCGGTTTCATCAGTTAGCAGTGTAGCTTTTATGAAGCACATTTCATTTCATTTCTCCCTAGCAGTCATGAAACGCTGCTACAATTATGATAACTAAGCAGATAACGCCAACGACGACTACAAACATTTTTTCCTCCTGAGAAAGTCAGGGATATCGAGAGGGTGTCGCTGACCGGGCCAGAGGCCGGTCACGGGGTTGCGTTGCAGTTCTGGCCGGTCCCATGGCCAGCGTGGTCGTTCCCAAGGGTACATTTTATTCCTCCAGAAAGAGCAGGATTCCGGCGACGGCAGCGAGGCCGATGGAAACGGCAATTTTGTTTGTTGCGCCTGCCGCACCAGAAAAAACGCACAAGATTGCTGCTGTGAGGCTTTTCAGGCGTCTGCGGGGGTATTCCATTTTTGCATGTCTCCTATGCAATTTTTTCATACCGTACACGTGTACGTGTGTACGCTTTTGCCGTGATAACGTCAACGGGTAAATCAAACTTTGGAGTTAACAGGATGCCTAATCCTATCGTCAATTGGCCCACTCCTGGCGGTGGGTTCCGGCATTTTTCCGGGCTTCTGCCGTGTTCTTCGCTGCTCGGCGACCCACATCATGCTTCGGTGCGTACGTTTCACGTGCCGATTGCGAATACGCAGGCTATTTTCCGCGGCGATATTGTTGTCTGGGCTGATGCAGCGCATCCGACCCAGGGGGCAGCCGACATGCCCTACAATGTTGCCGCACCCGTCCCGGCACCATCTGTGGCAAATCCCGGATTCGGCGGGACCGGTCTGGGCAACAGCTCAATGGCCCCAAATGTGGCACGCTGGACGCCCGGCGACACGACGAGTTCGATTGCCGGCGTAGTTGTCGGCTTCGGGCCGATCACGCTCTTCATGGCCAAAAACGGCTTTCAGTACATCCCGGCTGGGATGGAAGCGTGGGTTTCGGTCGATACCGACCCCGATCTCGAAATGTACGCTACGTTCCCGGCAGTTCCGGCGACCGCATTCAGGCTGCAACTTGGCAGCAATATCGACGTGATCACCGATCTGACGAAGCAGAGCGTGAAGTTCGGAATCAGCGGTCTTTCACTCGACGCAGCAACGATCGCCCTTACGCCAACGCTGCCGTTGCGCGTGCTTAACAGCACGTTCCAGATTGGTAACATTCCGGAAGTGTCTGGGTTCGTCGCTCGTGTAACATTTAACCGAAACCGGCACCTTCGTGGAAATGCTGGCCCCGTTGCTGACTAAGGAGGTCACATGAGGATAATTTTCGCTCTACTGGCGTTTCTTTTTAGTGCGCCGGTGTTCGCGCAAACGGCGGTGAACCTGCCAATACACGTGCCAGCAGGCGTCTGGGTTGACCTCGGGGCCGGCCCAATTGAGGTGCTGGTTGTGAGTCGTGGGGTGTCGCTTGCGACCTTTGCGGCATGCCCGGCAAGCGGCGGTCCCGGAAGTGGGTCAGTTGCGTGGCGTGCTGCTGACCGGCCGCTTCCTTTCTACACGACGCTGCACGTTTGCGCCCACGGCGGCACAACGGGCGGTCAAGTCGTCACGTACCCCATTGGGGCCACTGACTGACTTGCACGGGCGGGGGAGGCCCCCAGTGTCTCCACCTCCCCCGCTTAAACATAGGGTGACAAAATGACGATTGACGTTCCGACGCAATTTCCGGGCTCAAAAATGGCGCAGGCTGTTCGGCTCGGACAGTCGCAATTTTTGAACGTTGAGGGGATTTCCTCAACTGGCCAGCAGACAATGATTGCCGATTTTCAGTCGCTCATTTCTGGGACTGGTACGATGAACGCCATTCTGACGGACATAAAGACGACAACGCAGGATATCCGCAACCTTTTTGCCGGGTGATGAAATGACAATCGACGTACCGACGCAATTTCCGAAGTCGATAAAGGCTCAATCCGCCCGGATTGGGCAGTCTCGTTTTCGCAATGTCGAGGGGATTTCCTCAACTGGCCAGCAAACGATCATATCCGAGTTGCAGACGCTCATTACGTCGATCAACACGGCCAACAATACGCTAACGGACACGAAGACGCTGGTACAGGGCATTGACGGTCTGTTAAAAAACGGCGCACCCGGAACGGTGTTGACGACAACTTCGGCAGGCATCGTGTGGGCGCCAGCGGAGTCATATTCGTTGGATGAACACCTGACTGGCGGGGTCTGGATCGACGGGAAGCCGATTTATCGCAAGACGATAGACACTGGCGGGTTGCCGAACGCGACTTCAAAAAACGTTACGCACAACATTACAGGATTGACGTGGCTCGTAAAGATGTTCGGCACGGCGTTTGATTCGCTGGCTCAGGCTGATTTCATTGTGTTGCCGCTGGTTGTGTCAACTGCGATAGCAAATAACGTATCGCTATCTTTTTACCCAACTTACGTTTCACTGGCGACCGCTGTTGATCGAACATCGTACACACGATCTTACGTGACACTGGAGTACGTGAAGTGAGAACATGGTGGAGCACGCTCACGCCAGGGACCGGCATCATCATTGATAATGATGGTGTTATTTCAGTTTCTGATATCGTGCAGGGGCCTCCTGGCGAGCCCGGAGCGACTGGACCGGCAGGACCACAGGGGCCGCAAGGGTTGCAGGGGCTTCCTGGCGAGCCCGGAGCGACTGGACCGGCAGGACCACAGGGGCCGCAAGGGTTGCAGGGACCCCAAGGCGATATCGGACCGGTCGGTCCTCCCGGGTCGGCGGCCAATATCCTTCCGTGGTACGTCAATTCTAGCGGCCGGCTGATTAATCAGATTACTACTGATATCTCTCCGATTCCTGGAGTGACAGGAGTTTTTCAAGCTTTTTCAATTACAGGCATTGGCAATGGCATCGGAAACTACCGTTATGGTAATGATACTGTCGGGCCGGATTTGGTTTTTGCTAAATCTCGTGGTAGTGCTATTAACACAATGGCTGATGTCATTGATGGGGATATTTTAGGTGATATTTATTTTTACGGAGCTTTTAATGACGCATGGCTACAAAGCATGCGTCAATACGTACAAGTTAGCGGCACTCCTACTTCTGCTGGTGTTCCGGTTCAGTGGGGCATAACAGCTTATGACGCTAATCGCGGTGCTACTGTTAGTCGGTTGGGGCTAGATAATAAAGGCACGCTAAATGTTGGCGCAATCGGCCTTCCGAATACGCAAGGTCTTGAGATAAATAAGCCGATTTATATGGCCGAAAACGCGGTCACTTATTCGGTCATTTCACGCGGCAGTGTCGGGACGACGGGGCAGGGCGATCTAAACGTATTCACGTCTGGCGTGGATGCGAAGACTGGAACGGCTGTGTCAAATTGGCGCGAGTTTCACGCTTCTGGCCCTTCTGTGGCGGCAGGGCAGGCGCCGACGATCACCAATTTCATCGGCCTTGACGTTATTCAGAACTACGATGCAGGAATTACCAACCGGTACGGTGTTCGTAGCCAACTTAACGTAACTTCAAACCAGGTAGCGCAACCGCGCTGGAATTTTTATGCTAGCGGTAACGCGCCGAATTATTTGGCTGGTGATTTTGGGGTGGGTGCGGGTCGCCATATTAATTTTGGCGTGCCTGCAAATATTGGCGATGTAGGTTACGGCATACGCGATAACGCCGGAGCGATGGAGTATAAAAACTCCGGTGGATCGTGGCTGCCGCTGCGCCAGTCGGTGGGGATGCAGACATTTTATTCGTCAAGCACTTTCACCGTCCCGGCCGGCGTGACGAGTATCCGCAAACTGCGCATTTGGGGTGCTGGCGGCGGTGGCGGCGGTAGCAGCAGCGCCAGCACTTCCGGTGGTGGTGGCGGAGGCGGCGGTGCCTACGCGGAGATTGGCAATGTCGCGGTGACACCAGGCCAGCAAATCGCCGTGATGGTCGGTGTCGGCGGCACCGGCGGCACGGCAACCCCGACTGACGGCGGCAACGGCGGATCGAGTTCGTTCGGTGCCACACTGACAGTGGCAGGAGGCAACGGCGGCGCTGGCACCTCTACCGCGACGGCCGGGGATGGCGGTGCTGGCGGCACGCCGGCGGCGGGGGCGTCATTTAGTATGTCGGGCAGAAAAGGCAATTCAGCGTGGGTCTTACAGCCCGGCGTCGTGGCGATGGGTCAGGGCGGTCAATCGTTCGGGACGACTCAAACTGGCGTTTCATTGTCGGCGGTCGCAACCGCTGGATACCCCGGGATGTTCCCTGGCAGCGGCGCCAATGGCGGTGTTCTCGGTGGCGCTGGCGGCAATGGCGGCAACGGCGTCGTGATCGTGGAGTGGTGAATATGACAAAGAGATACGCACGCATCGTCGATGGCGTCGTTCGCGAGATCGTTACGCCGCTCGATGGCTTTGAGCTGGCCGATTGTTACGACGCCGAGTTTGTCGCCGCGTGCGTGCCATGCGGCGAGAATGTCGGCGAGGGTTGGACGTACGATCCACTCAATCGGGATTTTATCGCTTTCCAAGAATGGCTCGCGGCCGGCAACGTGTCCGATCCTGCCAACCCGCTTCCTCCTCCTCCAGAGCCGCTGTCAATCAGCACGGTACCCCCGCTGAAAGTAACAACCAATAATAACGTCGCTACGGTGTCGCTTGCTGCTGGGAACGCGGGAGAGGTGCTTTCTATTGGTGCTGGCGGCACTCCGGGTTGGGCGGCTCCGGCGGCTCCGGCGGGGGGCGGATTTCACTATTCTACTGCGGAACAATTAACTGGGGATTATTGGATTGATGGGAGGCCAGTGTACCGTAAAACAATTAGTATGGGAGCGCTCCCAAATAATACCATAAAAGGTAGCCTTCACGGACTTCCAGGCGGTACTTTTAGAATACTAAGGGTTTATGGGTATGCGTTTAGAACTACTAGCTATATTTGCATACCGATTCCAAATGCTCCCGGGAGCTTAGGGAACACGTGGCCTATTAGCGTATATACAGATGCAACTTATGTTTGGTTAACTACTACAGTCGACATGACTTCTTTTGCAGAAAGTTACGTGACTATTGAGTATGTAAAATAAAAGGAAGCCCTAACATGCCATTCAAAAAGGTAGGAAAAAATGACTACCGGTCACCAAGCGGAAGGAAGTTCACAAAGAAGCAAGTTGTGGCCTACTACGCAACCGACGGATTTTCCCGCCCGGTTAGAAAAAAGCCCCCAGATAAGAAAAAATGATGCCATGCTGACAACCCACGCCGCCGTTACCGCAGTGTTCGTGTGGCTTGCGGATTGGTTCTGGCAAAACCTGCCCGAAATGGCGTCATTTTACATGCTGATGTGCGTCGTTTATATGTCATTCCGGATGGCTGAAACATTGGGGTTTTTTGACAAATGGAAGAGACGCAGATGAAGTTGAACGAATTTGCGATCGGGCTGATGAAGCAGATCGACATCCTGAAAAAGGAAGTACGCGAAAAATACGGGCAAGGGTCGTTGACGATTGCGCTCAACATGATCCACCAAGAGCTTGGGTACGTTGCTACGGACAAGCGGTCAAAGGAAATTGACGTAGCAAAGGGGCACATCGAATGAAGAAACCCGATCCGGAAACGTATTTTTTGGCGCGGCACTCAGGGTTGTTCCGCTACACGAACGATCCTGGCCAGCCACTCATGTTGTCTGTTACACTGCCGGCTCAGAAAGAGGAGCGAAAACGAGATGACCGTGTACAAAGGCGTCAACGCCTTCGGAAACAATCCCGGCGATAGCCTACGGGCGCCGGTCACAACTTGGTCGGGCCACAGCGGCATGCCGGGCGGCAAGCTCGAACGCTATCCTGGCCCGACGGGCGACATTAGCGGCGGCAACCGCCGGCTCGCGAAAGCGACTTACGGCGAGGGTGACGGCATGGCGACTGTCATGCGCGGGACGAATGCTTTCACAAGGAGTGCGAAACGTGGCAAAGTGTAAGCCTGAGGGCAAAAAAGAAGCCCCGAAGAGCGTAAAAATTGGCGGAAGTCACAAAGAGAATTACGCTCGTCATGAACGCGAGCATGTTGCGCGCGGTCATAAAAAAGGGAAGTGACCCATGTTTTACCGACCGGGGGGCACCCATCGAGCCCCGAACAGACAGTACGACGAGGTTTACGCCGACTTCATTGACGGCGCGACGGATTGGCTCCCGGTCAACAAGGGCAATTGGGTCGGGGTGAATATTTGCCGCGCCTCGATAATTTTCCACTCGGAAACCCGCAGCGATGTTCACCGCATGCCGTGGGCGCCCGAGGTTCAAGTGTTGCTGGAATGCAAGTCGATGGGCGGCCAGCCTGATCATTCGGCGTGGCCCATTGACCAATGGCAGAACCTCGTCGTGGCGACCGGCAGGCGTATAAATATTGACGGGTGGATACGGCTCCGAATTTTGAACATCAACAATGTCGACGGCACCGGCGTTTCGATGAAACTTCAAGTGTCGCGGTCTGGTGACGTGGGGGCGGGCTCATGAGCGGCTTTGACACGAGCGTATCGACGACAACCGCGCGGTTCATGGCAAAACAGTACGGTTCGATCTTGCGTGGTTACGGACCGCCGGTCCAGCAAGCAGGTGTTGCGGGCGACCTCTACATCGACGTGGTGACGTGGAAGCTTTACGAGAAGCGCGAGATAAACGGCATCCATGCGTGGGGCCACCATTTGTGGGTCGTGCCGGCACTCTACCGGTACGGGCTCAAATGGTTCGGGCCGTCGCGGCCGACGAACGATCTTGGCGTCGTGTCTGACTACTACTTGCAGTGGAGCGGCTGGAACAATTACGGCATGTGGCCGACGATTTGGGGCCCAAAAAACTGGTACGGCTGGCCCGAGAACGGCGACGGTCCTGGTCTGAAAATCGCTCTTGAGAACGCAGACAGCGTGCTGCCAGTCGGGCTGGTCGACGAGGGGCCGCGCGAGCAAGATATTGCGCCGCTGCAATTGATCGACACGGGGCTGCTTGATGAGATCACCGTTCCGGTTCCGGTAACGGCGAATGCCGGCGAGTTGATCCTGCAACTCGGGCTGCAATCCGGCGGCTTCCTGTTCAAACTTCCGCTTAACCCGCTATGGCCGGTCGAAGACCGCCACCACATTGAAGGGCCTGGACGATGAGTTACACGGCACAGACGGATTTCCTTGGCCTTTGGCGTATGACCTCGACGGGCGTCGAGAAGGCCATGATGCCGGGCCTTGACTGGTGGGTTGCGGCCATGGGCCGAGCCGGCCTGATCAATGTTTTTGTGAGCAGGACTCCGCCGACGGTGAACCAGCCAACCACGGCGTGGTTCATGCCGGCGAGCCCGTCATATGCGGCTGAAGGCGTGCTGTTCCTCTGGAACGGCAACCAGTACGTGCCGGCAACGCCTGATCTGTTCCTGCGCCTGATGATGTTCACCGGTCTGGGGCTATCCGGGCTGCTCGATGACTACTTTGGCGACGAACAAGGTTCGATTATCTACCGCGACATTGACGTATGGAAAGCGCTCCCGCCTGGCAATCCTGGCGCCGTGCTCACCACAATGGGGTTGCATGCCAACCCGATCTGGCGCGCCATTACGGCTTCTCTCGTGGCGAATGACAGCACGGCGCCCGGCACAACGGTCGCCGACGCATTGAGTTTGCTTCGGGATGCTTTGAGCCTGCTGACGAGTGACGATATCCACAATGCGTCAACTGTTCCTGGCGTGACGGTCACGCAAGCCCTTGATGCGCTCGTTAATGCCATTAACGGTATTGATAATGCGCACGTTCATAACCTTTCGAATGTTCCCGGCGCCACGACGAAGGACGCCCTGAATGCGATATATGCCAACCCATTTGCGGGTTTCGGCTACGGCACGGCTGGCTACGTGCTGACTTCAACCGGTCCCGGTACGCCCCCAGTCTGGAAGTCGCTTTCTTTGGCGATTGGGACGAGTGGCGTAACGAACCAAAGTGGCGTTCCTGGTGCTACGGCGACAGATGCGCTGAATTACATACAGGGTGAAATTGCCGCGCTCCAGCAGGGCGGCTCCGGCACCCCTTCCCCAAGTAATAGATGGCCTGTGGGGTGCAATTGGGTTGTGCCTCCTTTTCTTACCGTCAACTTTGACAATAGTCCCAGCGGAACTATGTTCATCGTTGAAACTTCACTTGTAATTCTTGACTACATTGGAGTGGGGCAGGGAATTTACTACAACAACGCTGGTGCATTCGACAGGACGCCGGACACTACGGGTAACGGGGGTATTACAGGTAGAGCTTTTACCCAGTCAGATGTCGCACAATCTAGGTCTGGCGTAATAACGGGAACGTATTCAGCGGTACCTCCCGTACCTGGTACATGGATTGGCGTGAATGGTACTCCAGATGAAGTTGTTATGATGTCATATAATGTCGATCTTACACCTAACAAAAAATGGGATGGCAGCCCCTCAACCCAATTTGTACGTATTGCATAAACATGCTACGGTGCGTTGTAGACCCCATGGAGGATAAAAAATGCAGCGCACTCTCGCATCTGCTACCGATCTTGAATACTCCACTGCCGACAACAAGATGATCCGCATGCAGGCAAAATTCTTGGAGCTAGATTTTTCGGTTCCTTTTGACGCCTGTTTGACCTTTCCGGATGCACACCAGCGCAATGCTTACACCCGCGCCGTCGCCGGTGAGTTTGGTCCTGTCGCACCGTATAAACCAATCACAATGAAAGGTTTCAAGCTCGACGAAAATGGCAAACCTGTAAAAGGCGAAGAAACCGATACGTTAATTCGGCATGCGTATTTAGGCGAAAATAACCAACTGCGGTTTGAGTATAAGGCGGCCTAGGCCGCCTTTTTTTATGCGATACGTATAAATTGATTTGACGGATAAGTTGGTTTGAAACCACCGATACTAGAGCCAGAGAGTTGCACTTCGTATTTTGCCCCGTTTACCCCAATCCATGTTCCATCGACAGGCGGTATACTGTATGCAGTCTCAAATATCGATGGCGCTATCGCGATACATTGCGCCCGCGTAAATGGCGCAGATGCACCCATTATGTCCGTGTAAAAGGTACTGCCTATATTTTTACCGTCCATGCTAGGTTCAGCAGTAGCTGCATAGAGATGGTAAAAAACATACACCGTATCGGGAATTATACCGGTAAAAACGATAGCGTATGCCGTGGCGCTTCCTGCACTCGGGTCTCCAGTAGTTTCCCATGCGATAACCCAATTGCACCCCACAGGCCATCTATTACTTGGGGAAGGGGTGCCGGAGCCGCCCTATCTCGGTGTGTCGTAGTCGTTGACGGCAAACGTGCAGATCACCGCGTCGAGGCGGTCGGGAGACCGGCCAATTTCTGCCCGTATCTTTTCTTTCGGCGTAACGAACAGGCGCGCATGCTCGTCGCGACGACAGCCGGCGGTCCCCCATTTGTATGCAGCGCATTCTTCTTGCAGCATTTTGTCATTCTTGACCGAGACTGACCCGTTCAAATACTGGGCAAATTTGAAGTGAAGCTCAGCGCGACGATTGGCAAACTGCACGGAATTATGGGCGCCAGAACCGAAGCTGACCGGGATGATCCTGTTCCCCCGGTCGCGCATTCGCAGCCGGAGAGCGTCGACGAGACCCTTGCCGATGCCGGTCGAGTCAATGCAGATGACGTCCATATCGTAGCGTTCGTACGCGGCCCGTATCCAGTCTGCCTGGACGTTCTGGTCGGAATTTTTAATCTCGCCCCAAATTCTGTTCCCGATGCAGCACCCCTGGCGGTCGCAGACGAACGTGCTGTCGGAACCGTCGCCGGCTGGATCGACAGCCAGAATTTTCAACGTTCCTTCCGTCGGCGGAACCCGAGACAGCATGGCTTGCTGGACGAGTGACGGCGGGAAGAAATCGAGAGTGCTGTCGGCCAGAAAACATTCGGAATAAGTGACTGGAAATTCTTGTCGCGTGAGCCGATGAATGCTGTCAGGCGTGCCGCCGTTCATTGTGGCGATGTCGTAGTTCTTCCGATAAAACCAGTAAGTTTGCGGCGGCGTCAACCTATGGATGCGACTGTACTCGACGAGTTCAAGTGGAGGCTGCCACTTATCCGGAACCTCTTCTTTGTAGTCCACCATGGCGGTCCATGGTAGAAAATGCATGCGCCAAAGACCGGTGTTGTTTTCCCGATGCGCCTGTTCGCACATATTGAAAAACATGCCGCTCGCCCCGTTGCCGGTCGATTCCATGAAAATTTCCGTGCCGACTTGATCGAGCACGGTCTGTAAAATTCCAGACGACAAGTCTTCGGTGTTGTCAAAAAAAGCGGCCTCGGAAAAGTGTAGATAGTGAGTGTCTTCTGACCGCCCGATGTTCCCGCCTTCCGCCGACGAAACGCGGTAGGACGATTGGAGTCGGCTGAAAATCAACTCACGTGCGTTTGAGGCGCCGGTCACTGGCCGGATAGGTTCCGGAAGTTCTTCGTAGAATGTGCGGACTTCGCGATGAAGGTGGCTGGCGCTATCGTTACGGTGAGCCACAACGTGGGCTCGCCGGCCGCGTTTTGACAAGACTGCGTGGAAGAACCGCGCGCTGATGTAGGTTGAAACGCCCATGCGGCGCGCTTTTGGGACAAGCGCGCGCACGCGGCCGTACGTTTTCCTCTCCAATTCGATACGCTGGTGGAGAATTTCTTGTGCTGGGTTGAGGATAAAGTGGATGCGTCGGCCGCCTTCGCGCGGCCGAATCATCAGGAATCTTTCGCGGTACCAGTTGAAATCGCAGATGCGGTCACTGATAGCTTGCGGGGTTGCCCTTTCCCATGGCCACATTATTTTTTGCCGGTTTTTATTTCCAAGCCAAAAATTAGCCCGAGGCCAATGAGCAGGGCGTTCCCGAGGTCGATGCTTTCAAACCCTGGAATCTCAACCCCAAATACTGACCGCGCGGTTGCGGCAGCAATAACTGCAAGACCGGCGACGGTCGTTTTCCAGTGTATGAGACATTGCTGAAGGAACGAGGATTTTTCGGGTGTCGTAGGGGTATCGGTCATAGTTGCGTTCTCCTTTGAATCCGTACACACTACTACCATGAAGCGTCTTGAGCATCAATTATCCGTTATTTTTCGTCCGCCGGGCGGTGCGCCGTTTCGTGTGGATGTCCAACGCCTTCGGGACGCCGTAACAATAGCGAGGCTAGCAAACATGAGTGCTCTGTCTGAAAAGCTTGCGAAAGCCCGCCAAGTCGCGAGCGACTTGCGCGGAAAGATGATGAGGGATGCCGATGCCCTGCTGGCAAAAGGCGAGAAGCTTGACAAGAAGCGAGAAGAAGTTTTTGCCGCGCACCAAGCCGATCTCGACACTTCAGCAGGCGAGCTTGACGCTCTTGACCGAGAGCTTGACCTTTTCTCCAACGAGCCCCGCCCTACGCCGCCTACCTCAGGTGGCGTTGCCGGTGGCGGAACGGATATTAATTGGGTGCGGAATGATCCAAAGAGCGTTATCTAGCCTGGTGCTGGCGATCGTGCTGTCGGGGTGCCAGCACGTAAGCATCCCCGACCACCAGCCCGCCGGCTGGCACCGGCCGGCCAAATGGTGCGGCTGGTGGCTGGCGACTCGACACCGCATGTTTGATCGCCGCCTGTGGAAAGCTTCTGAGTGGCGCCATGTTGGGATGCCGGCCCCCGGTCCCGCACCAGGAGTCATTGGCGTCCTCCCCCATCATGTTTTCGAAGTCGTTGAAGCAGGGCCACCTGGCTTCGTTCTCGCGATATCGGGCAACTACAGGCACGCCGTCCGCGAGCATCGGCAATCGACTCGTGGGGTTGTCTGGCGGCGACTACCGTGAATACGGATCGTAGTTGACTGGCGGGTACCAACTTCCCATGAACAATTCCGGCTGGCGGGTGACCGGAACCCGCTGGACATGGCCGCCATCAATGAACGAGCTTGTGCGACCGGTCCCCCAGTCAATGCCGGAGACGAGTTTGAACTGTCTCGCCAGATCGCGTAAAAATAAGTAGTATTTAATGTCTCCTTGGTATTTCCCGCCTGAGAATATCCCGAGGTCTGCCGCAACCCCGTAGCCATGCGTTCCGACGGTCCGGAGTTGCGTGGCTTTCTGCATGAACAGCCTGGATTGCCGGGCTTGCGACCGGTAGGTTTCGAGGACTCGTACGTCGATACCGCGCTCCTTGGCCTTGTTGGTGAGCGCCTGGACGGCCGCGCGCGTGCCGGGCTCCAGCATGGCAAGGTCTTTGCAGATTTCGCCATCTTTCCGGAACCATGGCGAGTTGCGAATGACCTCCTGGTAGAAATTCACACCAGCACCCAATTTCCAGTTGCGGCGGTCGCGAACCATTCATCGTCAATTGTACGCAGCGTTATTGTTGACCCCACGGCCGTCGATGAGCAGTTTTTGAGTGCCGTGCCGGTTCCGAGACGCATCTTTGTCTGGATTGTAATGGTACCAGCCGCAACAACGGCGAAGATGAATTGTGTGCCAACAGACGGCGGCGGCATGACATAAAGGACATTGTTAACATCTGCATTCGTCCATACGCCGTTGAGAAACCCCTGCTCCGGAGCGAGGAAGGCGGTCGTTTCATCGGACGAAAATTCGCCGGCGGGCGCTGCGAGAAGACGGCGCCAAAGCGCTGGCGTTGCTGGCTTGAAATTGTCGTCAAGGCGGTCGTAGAGCCAGATCGTTCCTTCTCGCGCCCAGGAGTGCGGTGAGTCAGTTCGCAACCACACTGTATCGTTCCTGATTTTCGGCGGGGGCGGATCGCTACGGTGTACCCAGAGCCTGATGATTCCGGCTTCGAACAAACTCTGCACGACAAAATCGAGTCCAGGGATACGCACGAAGCGCTGCCCTTTGCCGTCATTGCGCAAGAGGGCCGGAAAATCAGTTTGTCGGGAGTAGGACATGGGGCCTCACATCTTCACGCGGATCGTCGCGAGGTATGCATTTTGGAATGGCTGGGTTGCAAATCCGCCGATCACAATTCCACCAGAATCGTGCTTCCACTCGATAGAGGTATCTAGTACCCATCCGTTCTGCATTCTCTGCAATGCACCTATGCCTGCACCGTATGAGAAGAGCCAGACATTCCTGCTCGCCGGCCCAAGAGTCGCCGAAACGTTATCCTGGTAGGTGGACGCAAAGATGTACGGCCGCGGCGGGCCGCCGGTCGATATGGCCGGTAGTGACGGCATGCCATCGCGGAGCCGGAACCATTCAGCTATGCGATCCAGGTATGACTGGGGTACGCCCAGCGCATACCTTTGCTGAAGAGCCAGCGCGGTCCCGAGTGAGAGATTGCCGCTGGCGTTAACGCCTTGGACCGCGACTGTCTGCTCGACGAACCAAAACGTGTCGCGCCATGTGCCGTGATAGCCAACGTCAAAACCGGCACGGATGCCGACCGTTGCGCCGGCCTGGAACGGGCTGGCTGCGCTGGCGGTCCCCCCGAGGCCCGCAAGTGACGCTCCGAAGAACCAGCCGCGAATTTCTGGGTACTGCGGCACGGCGGAGCGCGGTAGCGGCGTAAGGTCTGCTGCGGCCGCGGTGCTCGACAAGAACGCCGCAGCGATAAAAGTCGCAAGCTTGCGCATCAGAAAATCTCCTTCAACGTGCCATCTTTGCTCTTCGCCGGCGGGCTGTCGGCATCAAGGATGTCCGCCTTGGCGTGGTGCAACCTTGCGCGCGCTTGCAATTTCGTTGCGGCGAGCCGGTGAGCCTCGGCGGTCATTGCACTCCGCTGTTCGCCCTTCTTTTTTACTGGCCGTTCGATTGTCTGCTTCATTTCGCGTCCTCCAGGATGTTTGCAACGGCGCCGACCGCCAGCATGGCCTTTTCGATTGCGGCAACAATTTCGAGAATCTTAGCACCGTTCGGAACGACCCAGTACGTTTGTTCGAGAATTGCACGAACGGTACGTACGGTCTCCAGCCAGTTTGCATCGGGGTTTGGTGTCAGGCTGATCTGTGACAATGCTTGCATCGCCTCGCGCACCGCGCAAAGGTCGCCAGCATGGCTGCGTATCCATTCTTCATTCGTCATGGCAGTTTGATCTGCATGAAACGACCGCCGAAATAGGCTTTGCTTTCCGACCGGGCGACGGATGCGTATTTCGGGTCAATTGTAAGTTGCCGTTCTTTTGGGTTCATCGCAGCGTAGATACGCTGAATTTCAGCGGCGTTCCGGCGAGCGACGATCTGCGTCGCAAGTTTTGGCCGCCCCATTAAAACGAGCTTCGTGATCCTGCCGGTCTTGTCTGTTCCGGAAACCTTCCCTTCGAACTGACTGACGAGCCAAGGATCGTCAACCCGCATCCATCCTTTCATCAGAGCCTGCGCCATTTCTTGCGGCGTGTCGTTGATGATCCGGAAGTCATATCCGGGGTACCGCTCTCGGTGCGGAATGACGAGAGCCAGCGGCCGGTCGTAAGTGATATTTTCCGTTATCTGTTTTAAGTCGATTGGCTGGGCGAATGGCGACGGTCCGAGGTCTTCAACTTTTGGAATTTCGAACGGTGCCGGTGCGGATTCGGGAGCTTGCGGGGCGAGGTTTTGCGGCAAGCTCTGAAACGGGTTCGGGTTAGGTGCGAAGGGGTTCATTTCTTGCTCCTATGCGCATTTGCCGACTGGACGAAGCGCTTCACGTAAGATTTACGCTGTTCGTCAGTGTAGTTTGACCCGAGCGCGGCTAGGTTCTTATTGAGGCGAGCGCGCAAATCAGGCGGGAGGTCTCGCCGGTCTTTCCACTCTGCGTTGCGACCGGCGGGGCGCTTGTCCACTTCGGGTGCGGGGTCGGCAGCTTTGCGGGCTTTTTTGGCGGGCTTCTTTTCTTCCTCGTCGTCTTCGGCTTCTTCCTCGTCGTCTTCGGCTTCTTCATCATCATCTTTCTTCTGCTTGGCGGGTGCGCCAAATTTTTCGTTGACCGCTTCCACAAGGGCGCTTGCGTATTCGGCTGCGCTTTCAAAGTCGTCAATCGACAGGACTTTTGCGTACTCATTTGCCAAACGTAATTTTTCGGGGTGTTTTTCAATTCCCGGAGCAATGAGCTTTATTTCTTTTTTCACTTCCGCCGCGCCAAATTTCTGGGTCGCAGCGGGAGCTATCGCGTTTTCAAGTTGGCGAATTTGCTCGCTTATTTTCAAAGCGGCTTCCTTATCGCCTACCATTACGGCATCGTCGAATTGCGCCTGCAAGTTTGCCTTAACTTGCGATTTCATGATATCCTGAATGTCAACCATACGTCACCCGTGCAACTCGTTTGCCGTAATCCGTTCGCGGGGACCAGCATAATCGGCTTCTTTCTTTGTTGCGGGGACCGGGTCGGCTTCATCGTCGGTCCACTGGAGCTTGTCGACGTCGACGATTGACTCAAACTTGCCTGCTGGCCACCAGCCGACAGCATCGCGATGGGTGGAGATATAGCGCCAGCCGCCGGTCGAGACCGTGGGGCCTTTAATCGCATGAAACTGGGTTCCGGCTCCCCATGTGTAAAGCACCCAATCTCCGGCATGTACGGGATGTTGCTGGTACTCGCCATTCACGTTTTGATACGCGAATGCCAGCGGTCCTAAGCGCACGATTTTTCCGAATTGCGTACTATGTTGCGCAAGCTCGCGAGCAATGTCCGGCATGATAAGCGACCCTAGTTTTTTCGACGGATAAGGGACGCGAATAAGAATCATGTCACGAACAGGTTGGATATGTTGATGGGGTAGCTCTATGTCATAAAGGGACATTTTGTTGGTCTCCTAGGATTTGTTGGTCAGGGCTAGCAGGGAATTGCGGAGCAATCCAGGGGGCTGTTCCAGCAGGCGGAGCAATTGGTGGTACGATTGGCCCCGGCCTTGCAGGAGCGGGGCGAGCGGGGGAGAGCGGTCGCCCCATGTGTCCGCCGCTAAACGCTCCAGAAGGCATTGCAGGGCGCTGTGGAATACTTGCGTCACGGGGTGGTTGAGCCACTCCTCCACTTCCTCCTGGCTCACCCGTTTCAGTGGAACCAGAGATAGCTGGCTTTGAAACTTCTCTGTCATTTTGTAGCCCCTCTATTATCTTTTGGAGTTGTTTCATTTGTTGTTCGCGTTGCTGAATGCCGGCAGCGTCTTGCTCGACTTTCGACAGGTTGACCAGAATTTCCGAAAGCTTGACGGCGGCTTCTGTATTGGCACGCTGCCTCGATGTACGCTCTTTCTCAAACTGGAGTTGCAGGTCTGCAGCGTCTGCGAGTGAGATAGGCGGCGGGGGAACAGGAGGTGGTAGCGGCGGTGCGATGAGTTTTTCCGGATCGGGGAGCCGCATCGTCTGCAAGAACCGCAATGCGACTTCGCGTACGTTGAAAATAAGCGGCATTTGCAGCATGGATTGGTACAACGAAGCCATCGCAGCACGGTGCATTTCGGTGACCATATTCGGGTCGGCCGACACTGCAACATAGCCCACTGACCGCTGCCCAATTTCAGGCGGTAGCGCGTCGTATGCCCAAGCCATCATCCCGAAGCTTCGAAGTTCGCTCGTCACCGCAAAAATGATGCGGCGAAACACCGCGCCGGAGACCTCGGAACCGCTGTCAATAATCCCCCGCGCCAGTGTTGCTGACATTGATGCGGGTGCGTTTTCAAGCATGTTGAGCGTGCCGGCAAGGCGGTCGCCGAGTGTTATGAGTTTGTCGAGCGTCTGGAACATGGCCGGCGTGACTTGCTTTTGTGGAAACGCCGAAAAAACTTCGCTGATCGGCCGGCCATCAGTCGGGATAGCGGTCACGCGATTCGATTTTAGTTCGATGTGCTCCGTTAGCCCCATTCCGGAGCTTGCGTACACGCCGCCGTTTTCTGCGTTTGATTTTGCAACGTCGTCAATTGACGCCAGCATTCGGTTCGCCGAGCTTTCAGGCTGGTCAAGAAGCCACCCAAATCCGAACGGAAAGAACCCGCCATCAGGGTCCGGAATCATTTTGTAGGCATAGTATCTAACGAACGGATTGAAAGCAATGTCGTCATTATTGACAATAACGGTTTTTTCCGACCAGCGCGGAAGCATCTTTATGACTTCCGGAACGTTGTCGTCGGCAACGGTGACGATCCATGGTTCATCAATGCCGTCGCCATCCATGTCAACCCACATATCGACTTCATAAAATAGCTTTAATTCTTGGGGGTCTTCAGTGTTAAAATCTGGGTTGTAGTCAACCCAATGACCCAATGCGATTGACCGCTCTATCTCATACGGGTATTTTTCAAACTTGTGCGTAATGCGCGGAACGCGGTCGATTGATTTTGCACCCCTGTTTATAATGACTTCATCGACTGTCAGAAATGTAGACCTGAATTCTTTCGCGTGCTCGTCGTACCAGCGTTTCCGCCACGAGAGACCGGTCACGGCCATATGCATGATAAGTGGGTCGGTGTCGGTCACCCATGCCTTGTCGACGCTGCGGAGTTGCGTCGAGAGCCATGCCGCCAGCGGTTCGGCGCCGGGTTCCGATGCATGAGCTAGGTCGGGTTCCGACAAGATGGCTTTCGTGGCGCGGGCGGTGAATTGAATGACCGCGCTTGTCGTGAGGCCGGTCCCTGGAGCGAAAGCGGGCTCGTTGCTGCCCTTCTGTTCGCGGTTCTGAGGTTCGTCCTTGTTCTTCCCGTCCCGGAAGTTGTCGAGGTACGCACGGGCATTGCCTTGCCACTCGCCCATGCTCTGTTCGTCGAGTCTGACGAGTTCGAGAATATGCTCGCCCAAAACCCGTCGATCGGATGCTTTCAACCTCTCTGCGAGGTTTCCGATCTTGCTGGGTTCGGCAACGTTGAATTTTATGGCGGGGCTCTGGTATCGCATGGCCTACCTCTGCACGAAGCGTACACACTTTGTCAACGGCTGAATTTTGACGAGGTTACACCAAGCGTGGTAAAAAGATAAATCGACGTTCAACACGGCCCTGGAGGCCGCCACAGGGGAATCAAACCATGGAAATTATTGACCGCTCGCGGCAGCCTTCGCAGTATTGGCCGGGGCTTTACGCACTTTTTGGGCTCGACTACGAGAGGCTTGAAAAAATCTACCCCAAGTTTTTTGAGCCGAAGACTTCGACGCGAGCGTTCGAAGAATTCATGGTCGAACGTGCCGGTCTCGGGCTGGCGGTCCAGCAGGCTGAATTGGCGCCGGTTGAGTTTGACGGGCCGAATGAAGGCATCCGGACACAGGTCACTTTCGCTTCCTACGGGCTGGCGGTCGGCATTTCTCGCGAAGCGCAGGACGACAATCTGTATGAAGATGTCGGCGGCCGGTCGATGAAAGAATTGGCGTTTAGCGCGAAAGAAACGATGGAGTACATCGCTCACGCGCCACTTCAAGTTGCCGTTGATCCGATCAACGGTATTCGTGCCGACGGCGTGCCGCTCGGGTCGCCAAATCACCCTACTGTTTCCGGACCGCAGTCAAACCTCTTGACCGCCGCCAATGTTTCCGAGCTTGCATTCGAAAATGCGGTAATCGCAATTGGCTACATGCGCAATTCGCGGTCGTTCTACATTAACGTTCGGCCGAAGCGCGTGATTCTCTCACCAGAAAGCGGCCCGGAAACCCGTCGCATTCTCGGTTCGCCGTTGCAGTGGAACAGCAGTAACAACAATATTAACGTTTTGCGTGCGACCGGCGCCCTTCCGGAAGTCGTCGAAACTCCGTATCTCGTCGATAAGGATGCTTATTTTATCCAGACGACAATTCAGGATATGGACAACGGCGAAGGCTTCTGTTTCTGGGAGCGTTCCGCCCTTGAAACGCGGGAGGACACTAACTGGTCGAATCAGGCCAACCTTCTCGCGATATGGTTCCGCGTAGCTTCGTCGATAGTTGACTGGCGCAGCGTTTTTGTCTCGCCAGGCGCGTCCTGACGCGATATACTCGTGAGGAACGGTGTCGAGTCCGCCAATCTTATCGACATTGTTCGATAGCCTCCCAGTCCCCGACTTGCCCGGCCCTTGCGGCCGGGCTTTTTACAGGTAGGATGGCGACATGAAACCGAAATTCAGTCGATTCACGGTCTGGGGGGCGTGCGCACGCTGCGGGGCTCGCGTCAGGTATGACACGCTGGCGCGTGAGCGATTGACCGGACTCCTCATGTGCACCCGTGCCAGCGGGCGCCCGGTCAACCCGTGTTTTGATCCGTGGCCGGAAGTGTTGGATTTCCAGTTGAAACCTGACCGGTCGATTGAACCGCCGGCGGAACCCATGCCGGCACGCTGGGGTCTCGACACGCTCTGGTCTGGCGGCCAGCCGCAAGCCAAAGCACCCGCCGATGCTTTCCGCATTCAGAAATTTTTCGTTGTTCCTGGCGTGAATGCTCCCGAGCAGCCGCTTGATCTGCGCATACCGGTCCGGTCAAACCAAACGCCTAAAGGCGTTGCGTACATCAACGCGCAAGAATATGATGGTACGTTTATTCCGTCCAATTCCGTCCGAACGGTCGTTCCGGAGAACCCCGCACCTTCTAACCTTGGCGCGCTCCCATGGGCCGTCGCAAAGGGGGTCTAAATGACAACCGCGCTAAGCGTGATAAAGCAGGCATTGATTCTCTACGGAATTATCGACGAAGAAGAGGAACCGACCGCCGCAGACGTAGAGAAAAGCGTGCTGCTGCTCAACAACTTGTTGCGTGACGCCCACATGGATGCAGCGGCGCAATACTTGATGCGGCGAACGGAAACAATGATTCCCCGCGGTCGCAACGGCCACACGTACACGTTTGTAATTGGGACTGCCAAACCTGAGTACCTTGTACAAAAAGATGCTGTTGGCGTTCGCATGATGTGGGCCGGCGACGTAGGCGTGAACATTCGCCGCGAGCTTCGCATTGCCCCAATCGTCGACATCATGCGGACGACGAACCTTGGCATTCCGACGAAATGGCACCAAGAGCGGCAGATTGACGGCTCTATCCTCATATCGCTTTGGCAGCCTCCTGCGCAGCCGACACGCATCTTCATCGACTACGGAGCGCGGGTGAACCCAATTACGGCCCCTGATGGCAGCGATGAAGTAGACCTTCCGCCCGAAGGAATTCATGATGTTGTCTACCTGCTCGGGCGCCGGCTGGCGACCAGTTACGGGCGCAACGCACAATCAATTGCCATCGCGCTTGCTGACAGTGAGGCCGTAAAAGCGCGCTGGGACAGCTGGTCGCGCGGTCAACAATGGTTGAGGTTCCTTCGTGGCTAATTTGCTTACCCTCGGGTCTTTCACAGACCCGTTAAACCAGGATATGGGCGCTTCCAAGCTCACGAACGTGCGCGCGGTCGTTCGCCGTCAAGAAGAAGGCAGGACGGCCATTGTCCGTCTTGTCGGAACGCCTGGTCTTGTAGAGATTTGCAAGCCTTCGGATGCTGAATGCATTACGCTCCGCCACGCGCTTAAAACGATTTGGGCTGGCTACTCTGACGGTTCCATCTACCACGGGGTAGAAACCGACACGCCTACGTATGCGGGGAAAGTGACCGTCAACCCTGATTACCCTGTCATCCGGATGGCCGAAGACCGGGTGGCTCTCGTTATTGCGTCGAATGGCACCGAAGCCGGCGGGACAGGCTCGGGCTACACAGCGACGCAAGCGACTGGAGTCGTCAATGCTAATTTGCAAACCACGATTGAGTTTGATCCGTCATCGGTTTGCGTGACGGACAACATTACGATCTGGGCCGGCGGCTCCGACACCTACGCCAATAAATCCAGCACGATGTATTCGTCTGTGCCGCTTGATCCGGCGAACGTACCGGCAAATAGCTACGCGACAAAAGAAGCACGCGCTGACCCCGTACTCGACGTTGTTACAACCGTACGCAATTTCTGGCCATTCGGCACTCGGTCGATTGAGCAATGGTACGCAGCCGGCGGTACCGCCGATTTCCCGTTCGTAACCTATACAAATACGATGCTCGATGTTGGGCTCGCCGCTCGGCGTACGTTGGCATGGGTGCATGGCAAGATATGCTGGGTAGGTACCGACCGCCGGGTGTGGATCGGGGCGGCCCAAGACGGGCAGCCGATTTCGCCGCCATGGGTCGACTTGATGCTTCAACAGGTTGACTTGCAAAAATTAACGGCATTTTTGCATTCGCAAGGTGGCGATGAATTTTATGTGCTGACGTACGAAAATGAGTGGACAATCGAGCTTGCCATCTCAACAATGCTCTGGAATTTCCGCACGACCCCCGGTCGCAAGGATTTCGCCGGTCGTTGCGCGGCAGAAATTGGCGGGGGTGTTGAATTGATCGGACTCGCGACCGGCGAAGTGTGCCGCGTTGATCTCACAACCGCGTACGAGCCAGCCGGGGTCATCGAGCGGGAAATTATCACTGCGTGGATTGGGCAGCAGGAGACGCGGCATGTCGTGGATGAGGTGCAGTGGACTTCTTATCTACAGTCACCAGAAGCGGGCACGATGCTGTTCGATTGGTCGCAGGATGGCCGCAAGACCTGGAAGGGCTTACGCACGATTGCATTTCCGGCCCAAGGCCACCGGAGAGCCATCGCACGTTGCCTAGGTTCGTCCCGTCGGCGCCAACTGCGATTCAGGTACGCTGGGACTTCGGCGCCGTTCGCGGTCGACGAGCTATTTGCTGTCGGATCGGATGGGAGCTAGCCATGGCCATGCAAACGGTTGCGGCGGAAACAAAAACGGAGAAAGAGGAGCGACCGGCGCTGGGTCTTTCGGCCAGTCACAAGGACGTCCCCGCGGTAGCGGGCATACGTCACGGTCGCTCAGTTCCTTTCCACACGCGCACTTCATTCAGACGCAATCCTGTCTGCAATGAGTGTCGCGTACCCTGCAATGTCAACCCAATGGTCCCTGTAGTTGGAGTCACCCGCAAGGATGCGGCCTATCTTATGGGCGATCATTTCGAGGGCTTCTTTTTTCATGGGCGAAAGTTTTTCCCAACTTGCAAAGCTACGCAGCGCCATTTTTAGTTCTTGCGTAATAGCCGCATGGTAAGAAAAATCCCCGTGTGTTTTTGCCCGTTCGTCTAGAATCTTTTGGACCGTAGCCATGATCAGTCTCCGCCGTGTTCCACCCCCGCCTTATCTCCCCAGGGAGAGTCCCCAGTTCAACAAATGGTTGCATGATTTAACTCAGTTCATTTCCGCCAATGGCGGCATTGACAACTCGCAAATCGACGGATTTTCAGACCTGCAAAATTCCGTCGAACACAACACTACCGAAATTCACCTTCTCCAACAATCCGTCGCATCGCTTCAGACAAGCACCGGTGCGCTTCAGCAGTCTCTCGCATCGTTGCAATCCAGCGTTCTGTCGCTAAACGCAAGCGTTGCAACTCTGCAAACAAGCGTCGCTGCGCTTCAGACAGTTGTGTCGGCTCTCCAGGGGAACCCGGTCGTTCGCAATCCCGATGCTGTTCCATCGTCTTCTCTCGGAAATAATGGCGACCTTGCTGTCGACGCTGTTAACCATCATGTTTATTCAAAGCGAAGCGGGGCTTGGGTTCTTATCGTATAGGCTCATTCCTACCCCTGCTGCCGCTTTCGTTTCTTGTTTCTCTTGAATTTCTCGCGTGCAAAAACCGACACGTAAAAGTTCGCATTTTGCTGCGTCTTCAAGGTCAAGGCCCATAGCATGACACAAGGCGGAAAGCGTGATCATAACCCCGCCAATTTCCTGATACGGCTTGCCGACGCTTTTAGAATCATACACATATGACAGAATAGCACGTGCTTCGTACACGTTCATTCCGCATGATTGCACAAGTTCCAAAGCTTCTTCGAGAAAACGCTTGTTGCGCTCTTCGACATTTTTCCGAATGTCTGCGTTAAACGCGCGATGCAGCCACAGGAAAACTAGATTTGAAAACTTTCGGATTCTCATTTTTAACCTCGTTTGCCTCTTTGCATGTTACCCGACCGTCGCCGGGGTAGATAGCGTGCTTGACGCGCCAGCCGCCGCGAATACGCTCAAAGTGTCCTGTCATCGGCTCGACATTTTTGCCGCACACGTAACAAATTCCAGGGTACATATTTCTCATTTTATATCTCTATTTTTTCCAGGTATTTTTCGAAGTCGAAAAATGACCGGCAAACAAAGTAGTGGTACCGCGGCCCAAGGGCGGTCCATCGCCGCTGGAATTCTTCTTGCTTTGGGGACAAATGACCGCCGGGGGCCTTAAGCTCGATGGCGTAGCTCCCAGTTGCCGTGAAGAAGAGGAAGTCTGGGCAGCCTGGAACGACACCCATGCGCTTGAGTTTGGTCGCGGTCGCAACGTCGCGCGGTTCGCCATTTGGCACGTGAAAAATCACAAGCTCAGGACGGTTCTTCTGGACCCACTGCCAAATGTGCATGTGGATTGTTTTTTCACGAATCGGGCGGGATAAGGCCCTTCGTCTTAAGCTCTCGCTCTCGATTTTCGACATACCAGCGAATTGCCTCTCTTCCAGCACTCGTATGCGTTTCGACGTCATCGTGGTTCCTGACGATGTAATCGAGCCGACGCCAAAGTGAGACCGGCAACCGCACGGTCATCGTCTTTGAGGTCTTCCCGCGTTTTGACTGCGTTTCCATGATGCCGTACCATACCGGCAAAGCGTACACACTTCAATCGGGCGAACACCATGGCAGACATTTTTTCCGGGATCGGCGATTTGATCGGTGGCAGCATGGCTTCGTCTGCGATCAACAGCGCGGCGAGTGCTGGCACCAGTGGTATCGGCAACTACATCTCGCAGGGTGAACAACTTCTTTGGCCCTACAACCAGCAGGGACAGTCTTTTCTCGCTCCGATATCCAACATTTTGCAAAGCGGATCGACGGGCAGCCAGAACATTGGCGTTGATCGGATCAATGCTGACGTGAACCCGGTTGACTTCGAAAATTTTGCAAAAAACTACCAGATGAGCCCCGGCGCGCAATACCTTCTCAGTACCGGTGCGGCCGCCCAAGACGCGACCGCCGCGGCACGGGGCGGTCTTTTGAGCGGGGCGAACGTGCGGGCACAGACCGGTATCGCTGAAGGAATTGCCAACACTGACTTGTTGTCCCAGTACCAAGCCATGCTCCAAGGCCAGCAGCAAGACTTCACGCAACGCGAAACGAGCTTCCAGAACTTGTATGGTCAGGAAGCTCTGGGCGAGACTGCTGCCGGCCAAGGTGCGCAATTGTACGGTCAAGGGGCCTCTGCTCTTGCTTCGATGTATGCCGCTCAGATGGCCGCTTCGGCTAAGGCGAGCCAGTCAAAGGGGAGCGGGATCGGGGGGATTCTGGGCGGGATCGGGAGCGCGGCAATCAAAGCGTTCGCTTAGGGACGTGTCTTTTCCCAAATGCAGCAATCTTGTGGCTCGTTAGGGTTGATATTTGGCAGTATCGCAAATTTTTTTGCGACCCCAACAAGCCGGGCATTCGATTTTTCAAACACCCGGTTTACCTTGGTGTTCTCCACCGCGCTCCACGCCCATACGCGATGGATGTCCCGATGCGCCAAGAGCCATGCCGTAAAAGGGATGCCGAATAAGCGACCGGCGCCTTTCGACGGTTGCGCAAATTTGAGACCTATGCACACTCCACGGTCACTGAATTCGGCGGTCACGACGCCGACGAACTCTCCGTGTAGTGTGATGGCAGCCCCGTAAACGCCGAGCAACGCGCCCATGTTCCACTCAACGACGGCTTTTCGGGCTTCTTCGAGACTCGTATGTATGGCGTTTGGCATGTACCGCATGACGCGCGGGTCGCCAGTGATGCGGTGATAAAGGTCAACCGCGTCGCTGCGAATGAGCCCGCGCGTCACAAAGGGGCCGAATGATTTTGCCCGAATGTCAATCATACGCCATGCCTGCTCAGGTAGGCGTAAACTGCCTCGCGGATAATCTCAGTTTTGTTGACTTCTTTGCGCTTCGCTAACTGACGAATACGCTTCATCGTTCCGCCCACAAATCTAGCGACCGTCTCTTCGCCGTAGAGAAGCGGGCGCCCTCGCGGATTTCTTGCCTTCTCGCGCTTCACCGCGCGCTCTTCTTTTTTCTGGGCGCTGCGCTTGACGGCTACCTTCATTTTTATTTTTCTGACGACTTTCCGGGCCTTCTTCGCGGCTCCGTACGGGTCAAGCGGGTCAACTTTTGGCTTACTTTTTCGCTGTTTCTTTTCCACCTTTGCAACCTCTTCTGCGGTGATGGGACGGGGGAGCGGCTCAGGCATCTTGCTGAAAACATCCGTGTCCATTTTGGCCTCACTTTTTCATTCTTTGGGCAACATAGCCTTCCTCACCAAGAGGGAGGCCAGCGGTCCAAGAACGTTGCCGCGTCATTATCGCTCCTATTTGCTGATGTCGCTGTTCTGCGACTTCAGCAGGTGCTAAAGCGACGACGCTATCGTACACATCTAGCAACAAAATTGTATCTGTCAATTCATTTTCGATATCTTTTTCAACTTCTGTAATGAGGTCTCGCGTCATGGCTTGGCATGAAATTTCTAATAGCGACCCCCCGAAAACTTTCTGCGGGCGCATTGCTCCGTGTTTGGCTCTCCAGAAGTAATAATTCCCGTCTTGCCCGACATGGCAAGAATAGTGCGGAATGGCGCGACCGCTTGGCAAGACCATCCAGATGTTATCGCCGTCTTTCATCAACTTTATCTTCCCAGCGTAGTAGTAATTGCCGGGAGGATCGTAGTAACAATTTTCCCATGCCGCTTTAAGACTGCCCCATAACGTAACAAGCTTGGGGTTTGTTCCTCGATACCCGTCAATGTCTGCTTTCGCTTTTGCTGGGGTGATTTGCGTCCTGAGCAATCCGCTGTCGGCGACCGTTCGCCGCAAAAACGCAAGATATTTCACCCACCCAAGTTGATAGTTGCCGCCGAGCGTGACGTTTTTGGCTGTCTGGCGTTCTTTTGGATGGGTCTTTTTCGTCGCGTCTGACGGCAGATTAAACAGCCGGATGGCATTGACCATGTAGAGATCGGATTCCGGATCGGACAGGATTTCCAGCCGCTCTGTATCGCCGGCTTGCCACAGGGCGAACCGCAATTCAGCCTGCTTCTCGTCTGCGTCAATCAGCGCGTATCCCGCCGGCGCTACGATGCACCCACGAAGGGCATCCGTGAGCGCGGTATTGTTAAACTTCTCGCCTCGCTTCAGGCCCTCAATGACTTTCTCAACATCGTATTTTCCAGAAGGTCGCGCAATGTTGAACAGGTTTGCGCCTTCTGATGTTCCACGTCCCGACCGTGCGCCAAAGTAGCGTGTGGCGTCCTTGTAAGAGCCGCACACGTGACGATCCAGGATGGCTTGAGCTTTCGTCGGCGCCGAGCCTCCAGCCGATTCCAGTAGCTCCAGCACTTCGCGGGGGCCGGCGGGCAACTCTGGGTCTTCGAGAGCTTCATCAACGGTGTGCTTCTGCGTGTCTGGAAGCACGACTTTCTCGGTCTCCAGCCACGCAAGGATGCGCTGGCGCTGGGTGATCTTTGTCACTGCGTTGCCGGTGATTTCCCGCAGCGTGTTGGCGGTCTCAAACTCGATTTCGGTGCGCCGAGCCGCGATGGCGGTCGCCAACTCAATGTCGATCGGCAACCCGACATTGTTCTTGCGCCATGTTCGCTCCCAAATCGTGCGTTCGTTTTCATTCAATTCCGGCAGAAGCTTGTCAACCGACATGAGGCAATGTACGTCCTGGACGTTGTACTCCAGCAACTCCTGAAAGATTTCCCGGTCCTCGCAAAATTCGCCGTCTCGTTGCGGCTTGCACGTCTTCATGACGAGAAATTTGCCCCGTTCGTCTTTGCCTTTGACGTTCAGCGCAATGCAAAGAGCATCAAGACCGCCGGGGAGGGATAGGGCTTGCGCCCGCGCCATCGTGCATGAAATTTTTTGCAAGGGCAGATTTATGAACGGTCGCTGGCTCGGACCGCGCAACACGTTCACGTCAAAATTGGCGTTGTGCGCAACGATGCGTGTACATTTTTCGATATCTGCATACAGATCATCAACTGTGTGAGTTGTCTTCGCTATCCCGAGAGGGCAGGCGGTCTTGACCGTGCCGCCGCCGAAGCACCATGCCGCCACGGTAATGCACGTCGAAGGATCGGCAGCGTACCGGCGGGCTCCGGATTTGCGCAAATCAATGCGCGACCGCGTTTCCAGATCAAGCCATAAATTCATGTTCGTCTCCTATGAAAAACCCCCCTGCCGGGGCTCAATCGGCAGGGGGGCGCATGTCGCACTGGCAAGCAGAGCTTGACTTATAGCGCGACTTATCTGGGCGGGAACGGTGACGCTGGACCTGACGAACCGCTCCCGCCCCAGGGCGCCCCTGGCGACATGCCCGCACCAGGGGCTGCCCCGAATCCTGCCGGCACGGGCGCGGGGGGAGGAGCGAAGTTCCCGCCGCCGGCGAACCCTGTCACGTTGAGGCCTTGGGCACGGGCCTTTTCCATCAGTTCTGCCGGGTTCGCGGCATTGCCGATGTTTATTTCCTCGCCGCGCTGCAAGAACAGCACAAGATTGATGTAGAGCTTCACCGCCATCGCGTTGGTGCTGTTTTGCGCGGCAACAACCGACACGGCGCACACATCGCCCGGCTTCACCATGGCTTTGTTTGGGAGGTTGACCACGGCGCCGTTCTGAATGATGGCGGTCTTAATCGGGAAATTTGAGTTTCCGCCGAATGTCCAGTGACCGCGAGCCCAATCGGCCGGAGCGCGGCCGGGAACGGGAGTGTCGCCGTCTCTGACGGGCCATTGGATGGCGGAAAAGGGGACATTGGACATGGCACCTTGCCACAATTCGTTGCAGGCTTGAGCGAGGCCCGCGAAAATCGGCTCGTCCCACCACGCACTTCGTGTTTTCTGGGCAATGAATGCCGCCAGATAGGTGGGTTGCTGGGACGGTCGCCCCTGATACGTCGTAGCGGGCTCCCAAAGATTGCGCATCCCGAAGATGCGACAACCAAATATGTCTGCGTGCTTCATCAATTTACTGGCCATGTCTCGTGTCCTTTCGATACGTCGATGATTTCTACTGGCATCATTTCAGAGGGGTGTCAACCC